TTAGCTTAGGTCGGACCGTACCCGCTGTAGGGCATCTTTCCAGCGCGCTAAATGTTGCTGACGCTCATCTTCTGACATTTGCGGTATAAATTCTCGCTCCAGTTGCCAGGAAGCTGAAAGATCATCCAGACTATTAAATATTCCAGCTTTTAGCCCCGCCATGGCTGCGGCGCCCCATGCCGTCGATTCCTGTAGTTTAGGCCGTAACACTGGCACATTCAGCAAATCTGCCTGAAACTGCATCATCATATCATTGCAACTGGCTCCACCATCTACACGCAGTTCTTTTAAGGGCTGATCCAGATCAGCCTGCATTGCAGATAATACATCAGAAACTTGAAAGGCAATTGCTTCTAGCGAGGCACGTGCAATATGCGCTTTTGTAGTTCCGCGTGACATACCGCAAATCATGGCCCGTGCTTCACTATCCCAATGCGGTGCGCCTAATCCGGTAAAAGCAGGCACTAAAACTACACCCTCACTGGATTTAACCTGTGCTGCCAGTTTTTCAGTATCACTACTTTTTTGAATGATCCCTAAACCATCACGTAGCCACTGCATAATTGCACCCGCCATAAAGACACTCCCTTCGAGTGCATAATGGGCTTGATTCTGGCATTGCCAAGCTAAGGTGGTCAGCAGCTTGTTCTGACTGAACTGGACGTCAGTGCCTGTATTAAATAACATGAAACAACCTGTACCATAGGTATTCTTGGCTGTACCTGCCTCAAAGCAGGATTGGCCAAATAGTGCAGCCTGTTGATCACCTAAAACTCCCATGATTGGAATGGTTGAGCCCAAAAGTCCACTGGCGGTATCTGCAACATAGCAGTCAGACGAGATAATTTTAGGTAATACGGAATATGGAATATTAAACAGTTCTAAAAGCTCTTCATCCCAACTTTGGGTTTGTAGATTCATGAGCATGGTTCGTGAAGCATTACTCGCTTCGATGATATGTTCAGCACCTTGCGTCAGATTCCAGATTAACCAGCTGTCAATTGTTCCAAACGCTAAATGTCCCTGATCAGCCAGTGTACGCAGTCCCTCGACATGTTCGAGTAACCAGACCAATTTGCTTGCACTGAAATAAGGATCAATTCGCAGTCCGGTTTTTTCCTGGATTAACTGCATGTGGCCCTGTTCAATCATCTGATTACACCAGTCGGATGCACGACGGTCCTGCCATACAATGGCAGAAGTAAGTGCCTGACCAGTACGTTTATCCCACACGACCGTAGTTTCACGTTGGTTGGTTAAACCTAAGGCTTTAATATCCTTCGCCAGCAAATTTGCTGAGGCGAGTGCCTGCTGAACTACGGCAATTTGTGTAGTCCAGATTTCCTGTGCATCCTGTTCCACCCAACCGGAATGAGGAGTCTGTATATGAATTTCACGCTGTGCAGTGGCATGAATGCGGCCTGATTCATCAAAAACAATTGCCCGGCTGGAAGTTGTTCCCTGATCGAGTGCTAATAAATAACTCATGTTTTTATAAGAAGAACTTGAAAAATAAAATACTACCGCAATTATAGTATTAAACCTATCTCGCTCTTGATTTTAATGAATTACAGCATGGTAAATCAGTAAAAGTATGCTAAGATAGGAACGTAACTTGGGGGTGTCTCTGGCTTCGACGCTGGTGATGAAACTCATAGATGCATGCCGAGAGCGCATTTTCTCTCGTAAATCAAATTTGCATTTTTTAGTCGCAAACGACGAATCATACGCTCTAGCTGCCTAAGGGCAGCTTGTCCGCCTCTCTGAATACTTGTGGTTAGGGAGTCCGACTGAAGCGCACGCACACAAGTCCGTATAAAACCAAGCCTCGGGGTTTTGTACTAAATTAAGAGGATCGCGATTTGTACCCTGTTCGTCGGGTCACAAAGAGTTAAAAAAGTAGACGATATCTAAGCATGTAGTATTCTCGAGTGTAGTGCTGGCGGACGCGGGTTCGACTCCCGCCACCTCCACCAAGATTCTAAATCAAAGTTAATTAATCTTAATTAAAGTTAATTAAAAACACCGAAAAAGCCTTAAATCTTAATGATTTAGGGCTTTTTTATTGCCTATAATTCGACTGTCGTTAAGCAATCTTGATCATTGATAATCAACCTTAATCAAGATAAGCTGTTACACAGTTGTGACACGTGTGTAACAGGCCATGCTCTCAGACGCTCAAGTAAAAAGTTTAAAGCCAGAAGAAAAAAGATACTCAAAAGCGGACGGGGAAGGTCTGTCTATAGAAGTCATGCCGACGGGCAAAAAGAAGTGGGTTTTGTCTTATCGTGTTCATGGCAAACAAAACCGAAAGCAAATCGGTGAATATCCAGAAATCGGATGTAAAGAGGCTCGTCAACTTGCACGTCAGGTTAAAGCTGAACTGCAAGGAAAAGTTTTAGACGCACCGACAGTCAGAGTGGTTATTGATGAATGGCTGGCCTTGATGACTCCACGCTGGTCCAGTCAAAAATATATAGATACCGTAATTTACAGGCTTAACTATATTACAGAAGATTTTATTGATGAATCGATTGATGAGGTCGAGCGCAAGCAGGTCGTTAAAGCTGTAAAAAATATGGTAAGCAAGGGCACACTTGAAACCGCAAAACGTTCGTTACGCCTGTTAAATGAAATCTTTAACTTTGCTATTGCATCTGACTACACTCAAAAGAACCCGTGCACACTGGTTGGCGATGTTATCCCGCAGCAAGAAGTTCGTAACATGCCTTCACTTGATGCAGAGCAGATGCCCGAATTCTGGAAACGAGTGCAGGGAGGTATTGTTACACTGGAACTGTTACACGCGCTTAAGCTTGCATGTTACACAGCAGTGCGGATCTCCGAATTATTAAAAGCAAGATGGGATAATGGTGAAATTGATTTTGATAATAATATCTGGGTAATTCCGGCTTCGCGCATGAAGATGCGTCGTGATCATGCGGTTCCCTTAACACCACAAACCAAAGCTTTATTCCAGGAACTTTATGATCATAAAAAAGATGATGGTTATATCTTCAAGCACACTCGTCGTTTAGGTGAGCATGTTCCTTCTGAAAGTGTCTTAGCTATTATTAAAAGAAACGGATATGGCGGCCAGATGGTAACCCATGGCTTCCGCTCCCTGTTTTCAACTCACGCCAATAATGCCAAGAAATTCCGTGCTGATGTGATTGAGTACCAGATTGCCCACGTCCCGAAAGACCGTATTCGTGGCATTTATAACCGTGCTGAATATTGGGATGAAAGGGTGGAACTAATGGAATGGTATTCTTCAGAAGTGGATAAATGGATGAATCAAAATGGTTGAAGATTTATTAGAAAAGCTCGAAAAAAAGAATGGATATTTTGAACTACAAATAAACACCATAGATGAGCTTCTTGATCTGATAAGACCCGAACGAAAAGTCATTCCCGATTTAATGAAAACCTTAACGCATAAATTCTTCTCTGAAAAATTACCATCTTCCGATGATAATGAAATTATTTTATATAGAGGAATGGCCGATGATAACTGGCAATTGGATTCCAGTTATTCGAGATTGATTGGTGTTCTAAAAGATGAAAATGACATTCTAAGGATAAGCGCCAGGTCGAGAGAGAACCAACTTTTGAAGTTTTTTCAAAAAGCTTGTGACTTAGGGGCTGTTCAATTGCCTAATGATTCTGTTGCTTTGAGAAAAGCTCAAGATGCAGTTTGTAAGGAAACTATTGAGCTGGGTGATGTAGATAATTGGATTGATGACTCATATACAGAATTGGTTGCTTTTGCTCAGCACTATGGCGTTCCAACAAGATTTTTAGATTGGACCAGTCATCCTCTTGTAGCTGCATATTTTGCAGTATCTGGAGTTTTCTCTGAAGATCCCAAAGGCCGGGAAATTAAAAACTTTTCTATATGGGTATTCAATACCACACATATAGATTTACTACCACCCGAGGTAAAAATAGTTACAGTCCCTACTTCAATTAATTCTCATGCTGCTAATCAGCATGGATGCTTTACCATGGTTAGTAAGCAAGATCTAGACGATATGTATGATGATTATCCTAAATTAAACGATTGCTTTGAATACCACAATACTCCATGGCGTTTGTTAAAGTTAAAGATTGATGCGAAATTTGCTCGAAATCTTTTTGATTTTTGTGATGCATATAATTTTAATGCGACATATCTTTTTAGAGGCCCGCATGGCGCAGCAAAGCATGCTAAGGATCTTTGGAATAGATATACCTATGGAACTTTCAGTAATAATAGAGGCGCTTAATTAGCGCCTAATTCTTGCTTAATCTTATCTAAAGAAGCCTGCGTATAACCTTTATACTTTGCAGTTTCCCGATCTGGCGGGAACTTCTCTAGATAATTTGCCTTGAATGTATTTACTGCCATGCCTAGCTCTTTGGCAACTTGGCGCATTGAGTACCATTTCATATCAAACCACCTCCAATCTTTTGCCAGCTTTAACTTCTTCTGGCGAAGCTTTTCTTTTAACAAGGCTATAAGAAAACCGACCACCACACTTCATGATGAATCCATTTCCAATGTGCGAATAATGGCTAATCTGATATACCTTCGCATCGGAAGTATCCATCACCACCCAATCACCAGGCTTAAATTTTTCCATTGGTTAGCTCCGATCTTTTACCCGCCTCGATTTCTGCATCTGTGGCGTGTCTAAACCATTGCTTTGGATAGGTATATCCACGTATATCTTTGTACTGTTGTTTACTTAATACAGAGAGATTTGTACACCAACCATCGTAATCAATATAAAATATTCGGTCATCTCCCAAATCATTCCCATCAATTAATACAACTTTATCGTTTCTTTCATACTTATTGTGCTGGCGGCGGTATTCTAAAAGCTGTCGATCAAGTTCGCATGGTGCTATTTCGCTTCTATGTCGCGCTTCTGATTCAGCCTTTGCAGCCGCGTACCCGCCCAACTGTTCAATCAGATTCATACCACCTCCCCCAAACTGATGACCACTTCTTCCGGCAAATCACTGTCTTTTAAGATCATCTCAAAACCCCATCGCAGCCAGACCAAACTCAATCAGCCCCAACAGCAGCCAACCCAAAACCATATACACAACGTGCTCCATGTGATGTTTTTTCATGGGGACTCCTGGGGTTCGATCAAGAACAGTGAGATGATTTCAGTACCGACGTCATAACCGTACTCACCATTATCAACATCGTCTTGAGTAACAATGTGATCCACCGAATAGCCCGATTCTGCCAAAACTATTCCATAGCCAACTTGCTGGAAGTTTCCGTCTTCAGGCGGATTACATAATTGATCAGCAAGTCTTTCTCTGAAGCTCTCAATGGCACACTCAGCTTCATGTTTCGCTTCTGCTAAAGTGTCGTGAACTTCATAGTTTTCACCATCATGACTGAAGTACTTAATGTTTTTAGTTGGCACCAAAGCAAACCCTTCCGGCACCGCTTGGGCTTTGGCTTTTTCTTGAAACAGAAACCAAGCACCATCCATCCATGCGTTTATATGAGAAAAAAGGCTATCGTATGATCCGTTTACAAAATCCATTTTATAGCTAGTTATTTTGTCTTTAATTTCAGGGATAGCCTCAAACGCTTCTCTTTCTTTCTGAATATCCATCACGCCACCTCATAGAAGCGCTTAGCTTCTTCAAAATTTGATGTAGTAAGTGGTGATGAGCCTTTTTTGTAGCATGTAACAATCTCACCATATTCAAAAACTTTGCATGCTGTTGGCAGGTCAAAGCACTGATACATCGATTGCTTAAACCAACTATTTGTATAGAACATTTTATTGATGTGTTCTTTACGAGTACCGTGCCATTGCTGTACCTGAATCAAGTCGTCAAAAGACTCGATCATAAATTCATTACCTTCTGCCAAGGCCATGGCCTTGTATCGAGCAACTGCGCGTTCAGCAATTTCTTTTGATGCAGCAGGTGATTGCACATGAGGGCTATCACTTTCTGGTCGAATAGCCACACACCATAATTTTTTAGATCTCATTCTCACCACCAATCTTTTATTAAAATAAATAACTGTGCTAAAAATCCGGTCTACTTTTTTATTAAAGTAGGTTTATGCGACTTTTAACTTCTGATTTAATGCGAGCTGGTCAATTGCCTGATCTATCGTTTTGTTAAAAGTAATCACGCTTTGCTCAAGCCCAGCAATATCCAAATCCTTTGCAAACACACGAATAATTACGAGTTGCAAATGCTCAGGCAGGCGAGGGTCATAACTCACGAAGTCACACCATTCGCGTTTTGTGCAAGCCAACTGCCATGTAATTTGTGGAATGTGGTCGTCTGGCACTTTGCGACTGAGCAACGTGTTTAAATGCGTAGTCGTGTATGGACACTTCACTTCAAGCTGACCCTGCTTGCCAACCAGGCCATCCGGTGATGCTCCTGACATTGGTATGGATGGGTGATCAATCAGACCAGTGCCGGTAACAAACTCTCCAGTACCGTTTTCATAAGCTATGATTGCATGCGGCTCGTGATCGATACCCCATTGCATAAGCTGAGTGGTTTTAGCCTCTTCCTGAACGCCGGTTAGGCGCTCGGAAAGAATGATCAAACCCAATGAATTAAGCACTTTGCCCTTGGCTGGCTTGGCATCTATATCCTTGATGCGACTAGCAGTTACTTTGCCGCATCGCTCAGAATGCCAGTCATCACTACGCTGGAGAATGTTCATAGGTTTCTCCTTCGCGAGCCAAAGCCTGATCAGCAAATTGTGCGATTTCTTTTAGACTTGCAGCATGATTCGACCAGAATGTATTTTTCAAATTGCTGCTTGGTAGAGCAGAGTAGGCGGCCTGCAGGCGCTTAGTACCGTACTGTGCTTCATTTTTGAAGTGCGGCAGGTGTTCGGCTTCAAATGCTTGGTAGCCGTCAGGGTCACTGCTTGTCACTGTTCGTTCGGCAGAGGTAAAGCTAGCATGGTCGGCTAACTCGTCATCCGTATATACTCCTAGAATCACGTCAGGGAAGTGCAGTCGAGCCATTTTTTTAATCGCCAGATATGCAATCTGCTGGCGTGGGTCATTGGCCCAGTTTGGAGAGTTTCGAACATCCCCGACTTGAGCAAAAGACACGTCAAGAATGCGCGGACGATCCTCACCTTTGAGCACCACAGATACACGCACCCCAATATCATGCGCCTTGCAAGTCTTGCCTACCACTTTCGACCAATCCCCATACCATTCATAATCTGGTCGACCAACAATAGGGGCGCGAGAGATAATTACCGCATTGACCAGCTGAGCCTCATAGCCCAGATTACCGCTGACCAGATGTGTTTTTTGAGCTACAGCGAAAGGATTCATACCCCACTGCATCGCTTGCATCGTTACTGCAAGACAGTCGCCCGAGTTGCCCTGCAGGTGCTTTGGCACTGTAATAACTGCTTTACACATAAAGTCAGCAAATGCGACCATGTTTTGCATTGCTTGTGGATCTAAAACCAGTGCTGAGGTTTGAGCGTTGCCAGGTAGTGCTGGCGCGTGTGTTTGTACCGGTGCATTCATATTCTTCTCCTAAGCAACCTGTGCCAATTCCATCCCAAACAGCCAAATTTCACGCTTCACTTCTTCTAAATTCGTGAAGTAATCAAACTGCTGGGTCGTCAATTCATCAATTGCGATAAACTCATCGTTAAACACACAGTCATCCGGCAGACCATGGTAAGTCTTAACTGTGCACACCTGGTCTGTATCCACCGTACCGTCCTGTAGCACTAAGATGGATAGCGTGACGCGCTGGGTGTGCAAGTCATCAAGCAGCATGTACTGCGTGTCCAAGTGGATTTCGATACGGCCGAAATAGTGGGCCACAAAATCAGGGTCGTAGTCGTGAGTGCTGAACTGCTCGGCAAAAGCGGTTTTGATTTTCATTGAGCAGCTCCTTGGCAGACCACTTCACGAAATGAAAAATGCTCATTTGTTAAAAAATCTTTAACTTTAACCATGGTGTTATGCTCCATGATCGGCCACCATTTACCCTTACAGATTCTGAATTCAACCATTCGACCTGTAGCCACAGCTATCATTGCTTGTTGTCCAGTTATTCGAACTGTGCGTCTCATACCCGGCGCTCCTTCAAAATCCCTTCAACCAGCGCGTCATTAATGCGCTCAATCTCAAACTGGTCGATGTAAGCATTCACTTCTTCACCAAGCTGATCTTCAACTGCAATGATTTCCATTTCTTCAATTTCAGCACCGACAGCCGAGTAACCCACGCCATTTCCATCATCAAAAGTGGAGTACTTGAACTCGACCTTGATTTCGTATTCTTCATCTTCTGTTGCGAGTGTTGCAGGGCAGAAGTCTGAGCAGCGTGAATCGATCTTCACGACATGGTATGAGCGAGAAACAATACTGATCTGTTCTTGTTGTTCGACTGCGATAGGCCCACTTGCATCGGCGTAGTTGCAGCCTGTGATTAACGAAGCTGTAAGCAGGGTAATGAGTTTGGCGTTCATGCAGCACCTCCGAATACCTGGCGAAGGGCAGCGACTACCTGTTTGATTTCTTCTTCGGTGCGCCATGCACCCAAAGCAACTAGATGTTGATCACAATGTTCACTGTTAAATCTGCTTCTTGCGTAACCATTTCGACAGCTTTGAATGTAGAAATATTCCTCACCCGCCTTCGGCTCAAAAGGCGCAGGAACTTCAATGCCATTAATAAGGATGGTTTTAGGCTTAACTCGAAACTTGATCTCTTCATCATCAAAAATCGACAATTGAGCACGGGAAGGTAGTTCAGCCCAAATCGTATCCGCATAATGAAACTCAACAGTCTCACCATCAGCCCAAGCTTTCTTAGCTTCATCTCCGCTAATCAACTTGCCTTCATCATTATTTGCATTCATAATTAATTCACTCACTGTAGGGTGGGTCGGGCTCCAGGTTGTTACCGCAACGCTGGGGCTTTTTGTTGTCTTGGTGAATATATTAAACCAAAGGTATAAAATAAATGCAATAATAAATTAAACCAATGGTGAAAATATTTTTTATAGGTATAAAAAGGTTTAATATATTTTAATAGGCAAAAGAAAACCCATCACAGGGATGGGTTGAATGGGGTTACCGTGTTTTATTTTTTTGGTGATTTCAATTGTTCTAATTGGTGTTTTGCATGCTCTGCTATATTTGAATAATCCTCAATAAGAACTTCTAATAATTGCTCATTTTCCAAAATTGGCACAAACATCTGAGATATTGCTGATAAAAAAGTTGTAGTAGGCATTACTACGGTCACAGACTCATTAACTAGAGTATGAGTAGAATCCGATTCATCAGCCGATAAAGCACCAAAAGTTAAGCGTGTAGTGTGTGAATTCATTTTAATTTCTGCTATTTCATCAGCATAAATAGGTGTTTTATCTGATCTATTTATTTTTTTTGGCTTTGAAGATAGATCTGTAACGCTATGCTGGATTTTATTGCTTGATAACATATTTTAAACCTTACTCAAAAGTAAATTCTTTGATTTCGATACTTCGTGCTTTTGTAGCACTAAACCAAGTGGTATGACTGTTAGAGCCAACGGCAATTTCACGAACTTGTGTATTTAAATTTGGTGTTGATGCTGTTAGAACTCTTTCTTCAAACAATATTTTTTTAACCTTTTTAAATGTTGCAAACTCTATTTGACCAGAATTCCATGGTTGGTATGGTTTGGTCATAGGGCTATTATAAAAAGCAATATCAACATCATAACCAAGAGCATTTGCAAATGAGCAAATACTCTCAATAGTGAGGTTGGAGTCTCCTGACAATATTCTAGTTACTCTGCCTTTGCTAATATTGCAAGCTTCTGCCATTTCTGAGCGTGACTTCCCTGAGTGCAGCATAAGCGCATTGAGTGCTGAAGCCCATTGAATTTTTTTTACTTCAATTGTAGAAAAATTAGAGATTGTTTTACACATTACTTTTTTATTATTCATATTATTCTCTCCTGAAAACCTTTAGGGTTATTGAAAAATGGTAGCAAGGCATCTCCAATCTCTTTAATTTTTGGGTTTTGATGTAGATTACTATCTTCACGTTTCGTTAGTATTCGTAGAACCATTATCGCTTTACTATGATTCATATAACACCAATAAATACGCACTGCACTTTTCCTAATTCGTAAGACATTAACATCAACTGTTTTGTGGGCATTTTGAATTCTGAAGCCAGATTCATGACATGCTGTACTCGAGTAAAACCCTTCTAGTGGTAGCCCGTGATATGCGTTTTCATTTAACTGAATTAAACCTTTTCGTGCATGTTTAGCACTTGCAGGATCGGACTGCTCTATACTAGAAATATCCTGATTTAAATAACAATTTCTAAAGTCTGCATAAGCCGAAGCATGAAAAACCCTATAACTCTCATCAGTATCTTCAGGTAAAACCAATGGCTCTGGAAAACCAGTTGCCAATCTCGTAAAGTGTATATTCATGTTAGTTTACTTATAAGTCAACAATTTTGCAAAATACTGGTTATGGTTTTTGACGATCACTCATCATAAATTTGCGATTATTTACAAATTACTGTTTCATCTCCATGTAATTTTAAAGCGCAAAACCCCATAAAGCGGGGTGATGGCTGACATCATCCGATCCAAGATCCGCTCGGGCTGCGGCTTTTTATTAATAAGATGAAACATCTTCACCATTGCTGATTTCATTATTTAAATCATCTAAGCTTGACTCAGCATCAGGCACAACATCTCTCCAATTCTCTGTTTGAAGCCTCTCAAACTGACTATTAACCTCTTGTGTCCGAGTCTCAAGATTCTCAATATGCTCTTGCATTTGTGAAACTTGGGATTCAAGCTCACTTATTTTTAAATCTTTCTCATAGACCATGCTGTCATAATCTTCTTGCGTTACCGTTGATTCTCCACACCCAACCAACCCAACTGTCAAAACTATTAATAGCGTAACTAAGTAATTCATTTACTTCTCTTTAATTTGCTAAGCCGCACATAGCGTCCTTGATTCTTAATATTTAAACTCTCTATGGTGCTGAACAACTACGCCAATAATCGAGATTTCAATCTGTAAAGAGTTATAAGTAGGGAAGTCAGGGTTTAGTGGTACCAGTTCAACAATATCTACGCCATGCTCATTGATCCCAATTACTCGGTATTTTTTAAATGTTGTAAGAGCTACCCCGTGTTGAATTTCCTGTGCAACTACTAAGGAGCCTGGAACCGGTGCTTTCGCTGCATCTACTACAATCTCATCACCCGGAATAAACTCTGGTGCCATGCTCATGCCATCAACAGTCAATGAGAATACTGCTTTAGGGTCTACACCCTCATAGGTTGTATATGTTTTCCCTTTAGGATTAAGTCCATCATAAGCAACCTCTCTCCATAAACCTGCTTGAACGAAATCGAGCACCGGTATCTCCCTTAACGCTTTCCCTGTTGGTCTTACATTTCCATATTCTTGCCTTAATTCTTGTTTTTTCTCATCAGGAGATTTTGGTACTTCATTATTTTTACCAGTCAGCAGCCAACCCGCATCTACCTCAAGCAATGCAGCCAACTTTTCAAGTGTCTCTCTGCCAATTTGCCCTTTTTTCCACTTTGCTGGGGCCTGTGGGGATAATCCAATACTTACAGAAGCCTTAGACCAAGACATCTTCTTTGAATTAAGTGCATCTTGAATACGTTCAACTAGAGTAGTCATAACTTTCATTTTTTTAACCTTGGGTTAAATTTTCGTTTAAAAAACTAAAAAACTGAAGCAACCACAGGTTGAAATTAATTTTAACTCATGGTTTAATAATTATTAATTCAGGTATAAATAAGGTTTAATAAATAATGAATCCTATTCAACAAGCCATTGAAGTTGTTGGTGGGCGAACAGCCGCAGCAGCCCTGTTGGGAATTTCATATGTTGCTGTGCGAAAAATGGCAGAGAAAGGCGTTTTACCGCGAACTGATTACACCGGTGAAACTTGCTATGCCCAAATATTTGCTGATAACAGCCAAGGAAAGCTAACCAAAGAATGGTTATTGGATAAGGCAAACCCGAAACATTTAGCTGCATAGGAAAAACCATGACCAGAAGAAAACCCAAAAAAGACGCTTCAATCACGATCCATTTGCCCTTAGCAAAAAAAGAGCAATTGGCAGGATTGGCTGAAATACAAAGAGCTGGACAGGGCGCCAATGAATACGTGTATGAGAATCTCATTGTTCCACATCTCAATCGTTTAAAGGATGAGACGAAGATTAAACAAAAGATTTTTGGCTTGACAGAGAACGATAAGAACCATGAGCAGCACACAGATTTATGCGGTCGCCCAGCTTCTTTAGACAAAGAAAAAGCCTGACGGTCGAGGTCAGGCTTTTAGTGTTCACCAACATTAGGAAATCTAAATGAACAAATCAAATTTAGCACACAACTTATGCAGTATCAAATGCATAAGCCCTAAACGGAATCATTTATTTAATGATTTACCCCTTACAAGCCCCTTTGAAGGAGCTTAGAAGCTATGCGTGAATATGGGAAAGTTTCCCCACACTTTTGGACTGGCTCAACTGGCAAACAGTTGAGGCAGTGTCCGGAATCTGTCGTGGTGTCCCTGTACCTAATGACCTGTCCTCATGCCAACATGCTAGGCCTTTATTACATGCCTCTTTTGTATGTTGCTCACGAAACTGGACTGGGCATAGAAGGGGCATCGAAGGGGCTTAAATGGGCTTGTGAAGCTGGTTTTTGTAGTTATGACGATGCTTCTGAAATGGTGTGGGTGCATGAGATGGCTCGCTTCCAGATTGCTGACAAATTAAAGAATACAGATAAGCGTAGTATTGGGGTTCAAAACGAGTACAACTCATTACCTTCAAACCCTTATCTGGAAAGCTTTTACAATAAATACAGCCAAGCATTTTGCATGACTGAAAAGCGTGGAAATACCACTAAAAAACCAGTAGAAAACGAAGCCCCTTGCAAGCCCCTTGCAAGCCAAGAGCAGGAACAGGAGCAGGAACAAGAGAATACACACACAAACGCGCAGGAAGAAAATTCAGGTGCTCAAGTTTGGAATCCAAATTTTGAAAACCTGAGCTCAATTCTGAGAAGCACAAAATATTCTCACCGTATTTCTGAAATTCTCAGCATGCAAGATTTCCAATTCCATCTTGGAAACTTCAACACTCACCATGAGAACAATTTCCAGCTCACTGACAACCAGAGAAATTACAAGTTCGCACAGTGGATTGTTCAGGAATTTGAAAAAGATCTTGAAAAAGCTGAACGCAAAAACAAACAGGCAACTGGCTACTCTCGTTCTGAGAAACCAGTCTCAAGAAATGTCAATGATGCTTGGGGTGATGAAAAGCAATACGCACCAGCAACAGACGATGTAGACACGGAGGGCATGCTATGAACGCAATGCACACTCAGTTTCAACAAACGATTCAGCTTTCTTCTGAATTCTGCTCAAAGCACAGCGAAGCAATGGTTACGATGTTTGGCCGGTCCGTTTGCAAATCATGTGCAGTTGAAGCTGTAACCAAAGCTCAAGATGAACATGCTCACTCTGTAAACCAGATGGTACGTGAAAAACACTTCGCAGGAGCCATGCTGCCTAAGCGTCATGCTGAAAGTGGTTTTCTCAATTATCAGGTTAGTAACGATGGTCAGAAAACTGCAAAGCATCAGTGTGCCACTTTCGCTAAAGACTTCAATAAAGGGGTTCAGCGTAATCTGATTATGGTCGGCCGTACCGGTACAGGTAAAACCCATCTTGCGTGTGCTGTGGCCCGTAACGTTCTGGATAAACAGAAATATGCCCGTTATGTGACTTCCGAAGATATGGCAAACGAGATTGCGAATGCATGGAAGAAAACAGACGACAACGAAAGCAATGCAGTGTTCCGCTTTGCCGAATATGACCTGTTGATTCTGGATGAATACGGCCTGAATGATCAGCACGAAAACCGCTTAAAGCTGGTCCATAAAGTTCTCTATGCACGTTATGACGAAGCAAAGCCGACGATGCTGATTTCTAACTGGACTATCAAGCAGCTTGAAGAAAACTTGGGTGATCGTTTGTGGTCCCGGTTTCAGCATGGCGGATTGACGGTAGTTCAGTGCAACTGGGCTGATGCTCGTATCGGAGGTGCTCTATGACCCACAAATCGACATGCCTCTGCTTCACATGCAGCAAGGCTAAGCGTAGAGCCAGTTCAAAACGTACTCCTAAGCCGAAGCAGTATGAGTACAAGAATCTGGATATGAGCAAGATTGATCAGTACAGCGAGCAGCGGATCAGAGCGCTGTGGAGTATGGGAGGTGGGGTGTGAGTGTAATTTCTGAATATAAAGATTCAAGTGGCATCAAAACATACCCAACGCCACTTACTGATCACGCTTTTGCTGGGTTGAATCAGCAGGAAAATATCAACTTCAAAATCTGGTTGGGTTTGATCGGCGAGAATGAGATTGAGGTCGCAGCTGATCAGAAGCTTGAAATTTATTTTGTTAAAGCATTCAAAGAGCAAAAGGAAGAGCACTGCCAGCACTGGAACCCAGCTCAAAAAGTCTCTTACATTAGCTTTTGGTTTCTTCATGCTGAGGCGGATCGGGTATTTGCAGGCTTGAGACATGGATGTGAATTTTGGCAGCTGGTTGATTGGGTGCCGACTCAAGAGGAATTTAATAAAGCATTCCCGGCAACTGAATCACTGGAGCTTGAATATGCACCACCTATGGAGCCAGTAGTTAAGCCTGGGCCAGTAAAGCAGGTTAGGGCAAAGCCAGTGCGTGATGAATGGACTTTGGATTTATTCGGAGGTGCGGCATGAGAAACGAATCTACAAAACCAACCCGATCAAGCGCTGCTCCTTTCGGTGTCGCTTTTGATCGTTACGCTCAAATTATGAGCTTTGCAACCCGTAACAGCTGTCGAATTGATTCTCGAAGAGTGGCTGAGTTGACGAATGTCTGTTTGAGATCGGCACAGCGCTATTTAGTTCAACTTGAGAAGCAGGGCTATCTGATTGGTGATAACGAGATACCACGAGGATTTAGACCATCCGATAAGGCCAAACAGTTATTTGGAGCAAATCCATGAAAAAGACAAAACAAAACCTGTATGCAGAGTGGGAAGTTATTTCAATGGCTGAGTGGCTTGAAGGTCTTGGTCGTAATCCCACAAATGACGAGCTGATTGCAACGTACAAAGGCAATTTCTTCCCTCTTTATCTGAACCGTCAGGTGGATAAGAAGCAGATCTGGACGCTCACGATTCAAACCACGCTACAAGGTGATGATGGTTCTACTCATGAGTATGAAATGGAATGGGCATTTAACAAGCCGATGAGCATGGATGAGGTATTAAACGGTGCCAAACACATCAGGCTTGAAGAAGGTGGAATTAAGAAGCGATGGATTGGCGTAACTAAAAACTGGATTAAAGATCTGGATGCTGAATTTGATGACTCATACAAAGCGGTTAAAGCGGTTGCAATTGCTCGTTGTACTGCCGTAGTTGAGCAGAGAAATCCAGCAGCGGTGCTACTAGGCAAGATGATCAGTTGGGGAGCCACAGCATGACTAAGCATGACAACGTGAGCCTAGAGGGAATTATGAAAGCGACTGAGTTTGTTAAGAAGTTTGGATTAAACACCACAGAGAACTATGCCGACCATTGCGTAAATATTAATGACCTAAAACGCCTAGTAAAATCGCATGAGCTTGTTGAAGCTTATGGTGGTTTGGATAGAGCGAAGGACTTTGTTGAGAATTTCAGGTCTGACCGTCTTAGCTTAAAAATGGCCATCGCAGACGTGGAGGCATGCCAATGAATTCGCACAATTTTAAAGATTACAAAATCAAGGTGAACAGCGAGTCTGAAAGCAAAGAAGTGCAAAGATTGCTTTTTAAGCTCGGATACAGATGGCCTTTCTCTAAAACAGACTTTGTTTGGCTCTCAAAACCTTGGCTATCCACAAGTGTCATTGGAAGAATTCGGTGGCATGAGGAAAACCAGAACGATAATTTTTATCGATGTGAATTGATGACGCTACAGAAATTGCAAAAGCTTGTAGATGAACAGGAGGCATGCCAATGAGATCAATTGAGGATATGGCGCAGGAATGTCTGCTTAAGCTCCTTCCAAGTTATACCGCCAATGAATTGCGCGCACCAGATCGAGAAGACTTGGTTTACGTCTGTATTGAGTTAGCCAAAGAACTACATGCTGAACTCAGCAAACTCAACCGAGGCGTACCAACCGCCATTCTCGAAGCTGACCGCCTTAAGTGTGAGCACTGCTGGGTTGATGCAACAGTAGATGGTTTGGTACGGGACTGCATTAAGTGCGGACAGCGTAGGGAGTTTCTGCGGGGTGAGCATGACTAGATTCCAACAAGAAACCGCAGTGCTTCTAATCTGTAATGTCATTCTTTTTGCAGAGTTTAAAACAACTTTACTTGGGTTTGTGATGCTTGCACTTATGGCCTGCTTTGTTGTGATGATGTGGCGAGGTGCCAATGAAGACACCTAGAGGCTGGCAAGTGCAATCAAAACCAGTGGCTCGGTCTGCAATAAGACCTAAGCCACGCAAGTCGGTCAGTCCGGGTGAAAAGCTGCTTAGCTCTCATCTGGATGTATACAAAATCGAGTACACCAAGGAGTTTAGGTTTCACCCTGAGCGTAGATGGAAAGCAGATTTCAGGATTGATGGGTATCCGATTTTGGTTGAAGTGGAAGGTGGTGTGTATAGCAATGGTCGTCATACACGCGGTGAGGGCTATTCATCTGACTGCGAGAAATACAGTACGGCAGCAGTCATGGGCTGGATTGTCATTCGGGGAACAACCGAGCAAGTCAGGAAAGGCTTGGTGATTGAGTGGATCAGGTCAGCAATTGAAAAGTTGAAGGTATAAGGGGAACGGGATGAATGCGGCAGTGAACAGAAAACATTTTTCAGTAGCCATTAATTGGGCGGCTCAGCCTATCGAATGGCATTTAGAGCAATATGGATCGTGGTTAACTCTTGATGAAAATTATGTGTGTTTAGGTGCCTCAAGCATTCTGGGCCATTTAATTGATACAGCGAATGGAGTGTGCATTGATCGACGAGAAAGGGTTGCGCCACGATGCAAAATTGGTGATGAGCATGCAGATGCAGTAAGCGACATGCTGATTCATTTGATGCAAAGTGAAAACAGCAAGGTGCAGAAGTGGCTCAAGGTTGTGATCATGTTCTACGTTGAGTTTAAGTCTGAGGCAACGATAGCTAAAAAGTTGGGCATATCTGAATACGCAGTTACTCGGGATAAGATGCTCGGGATGGTTCGACTTGCAACCAAATACCAGTTAAGAAGCCGGATAATTGGTGCTTGAAAGCAAGGGTGCATACTGATATATTCATGTTATAGTGACCGAAGTGTACGTTGAAACACTAAAGTTAATTAAGAAGCTCGCCAAATGGTGGGCTTTTTTGTTTCGTATGCTATATGTAGGTCTTCAATTAATTGGTAGATATGTATAATGAGTGAGCAAACGAAACGGCCTATTGCTAACATTAGTAAAATTATAGCAAAGGACTCAGAGATTGGGATTTTGCAATTTGGGCATAGTGAAGTGAATATAGGGGATGGGCACTTCGAGAGAGTGAATCGTGTTCTCGTGCAGATGCAAAACCCTTCAGATGATGTTTATATAGAAGCTCTTAAGATCTTCAATGATACTAGTCCCGAGAAAGTTAAATCACTTTTAAGCGACTTGAGTCAGGAAGACCTAACTGAATCTAATGTGAGTAGATTAATTGGTAAGCATGATTTAACAACTACAGCAAATCTAACAACTATTACCCAATTTTTAATATCAAATTGGTCATTGCTTTTAAGCTCTTTTCAGTGAAAGTAAGTGACAACAAGAAAGAGTGCCGTGATTGCTTGAAAGAAGTTAAATAACTAAATTGAAAAATATAAGCCTGTCATTTATTTGATGGGCTTTTTTTGTGCCTGATTAAGGAGAAAAGGAATGCTCCGATACATACGCCAGATATTCTGCTTCCATGCGTGGGAGTTAGAGGATGATGTGTTCAGGGTGAAGGAATGTAGGAAGTGTGGGAAATGTGAGAGTGCGTGAGCGCTCTTTTTTGTTGTCTAAAAAAGGTAAGAACCATGTCAGAACAAGAGATTGAAAAAGAGGTTCAAGATAAAGGCTTAAATGCACCACGTTTAACGCCTGATCATATTGATTCAAAAATTGCATTAGAAATGTATTTTACTGGTTCAGGCATTATTGATGCCCAAACTCATGGGCATCATTTGGGCTTAATGCGCTTCCAACACCATGACGGTGAAGATTTACATAAACCAATCGAAACATTAACCTTCTGTATTTTAGTTCTTAAAAATGGATTTACAGTTACAGGTGAATCGGCTTGTGCGAGTCCTGAGAATTTCGATTCTGAAATTGGTCGCAAGATTGCGTATGAAAATGCCCGTAATAAAGTCTGGATGCTTGAAGGATATTTGCTTAAAGAAAAACTTTACCAAGATTCGATAGATAAAGAATTTTAAGCCCTCTTCGGAGGGTTTTTATATATTAATTAAATATATCTATAGAAGTGAAAAAATAAAAATTAAAAAAGTAGAAAACACAAGTACTGTTGTGTTATTTGTATATAATACATTTGAAATGTGGTAGTAAAATGACATTATCTATTCAATTCTTAGAGCATCCTGAGGGGTATACTCGACTCGAAGAAGGACCTGTTAAAATAATTTCTTCTGCAAGTAAAGTATTTGAACTTCTTGAGCCAATTGAAAAAAATACTACACACATGAATGGCGAAAAAAGCTTTAGTTATATCCATTTTTTGCGTTTAGATGAAACAAATGTACCAGGTATTTACAATGTGTCTGCTTATGATCCTGATAATAAAAATCTAAAGCTAACATTAGGATTGGCGGATGTAAGAAAGCATTCCGATCCTTATTTATTTAATTAAGACCTCCTTCGGGAGGTTTTTAATGATTAATTTTTGAGGCAGGCTTGAATAAAAATATTCCATCCCGAAGTTATATATTCATTACTATTTTTATGAGAAAAATATGAGCGAAAAACGTGAGGCTAAATACAAAATTGGGGATATTGTTAAGTTGAATGCTGGCGGGCCTGAAATGTCGATCAAGCAACTTGATCCGGGGTATATACCACCGCCTTCCAGTTTCCGGGGAAGTTACCGTTGCCAATGGTTTTCTGGTAAAAAGTTAGATCATGGGGATTTTCCTGAGGAAAGTCTTGTTTTGGTACGAAACCAGGGTAGTACAAGTGAAACTTGATCAAGTAATCGAGTGGATGCTTGCCAATCTTGAGAAAGATGGTTGTCTCTATCAAGAAGATGTTGTTGATTATTTGGTTAAGAATAATCAAATGGACTTTTTAAAAGAAAATCCAGATGGTAATCTAGTTTTGAAATTAAGCGTAAATAGCGCTTTCAAGAAGCAAACCGAAGATAATGTGGTTTGGGTAAAACCGGACCGTTATTGGCGTTACAGAGTTCCTGAAGATGAGCCGGGCCGAGAGGCTAGAGGTTAACAATAAGCTGCCATAAGGCGGCTTTTTTAATGAGGTCAATATGTCAGAACAATACCCTGGCGCAGAACCACTTGTGGATGATCGTCATGAGTTGTTCTGTCATGAATATTTAATTGATCTTAGTATCAAGAATGCAGCAGCACGAGCCGGATTTAGTGAAAGAAGTGCTCGTCAACATGGTTGGGTAGTGTTCAACCGGCCAGAAGTTCAGGAGCGCATTAAGTATCTTAATAGTAGCCGCTTAGGACGCATTGCTATTGATGCAGACTATGTTTTAAGGCGATTAATAGAAATTGATCAGATGGATGTCTTAGACATCATGAATGATAATCTTAGCTTTAAGCCTGTAAGTGAGTGGCCTCCAGTTTGGCGGCAATACTTGGCAGGTCTAGATAACTTTGAAGAGTTTGAAGGTTATGGTGAAGATCGAGAAATGATCGGCATGGTTCGAAAAATCAAATGGCCAGATAAAGTCAAAAATTTAAAACTACTTGGTGACCATGTTGCAGTCGGAGCATTTAAAGATAAGCATGGGCTGGAAACTGAATTGCAACTTAAACAGGCTGAACTGAAGCTTAAAGAACTTGAATTGGAAAAGCTTAGAAAAGATCTCGGCAATGACGAGGACAATGAAGTGGTAATCAAGGTAGTAAGGGTGGGCAAGTCAAATGGAGATAAATCTAACCCTGACTGAGCCACAGGATGACTTTGTTTTTAGCGATGCTCAATACCCATTATTTGTGGGTGGGTTTGGAGCAGGAAAATCAGAAAGTTTATTCAAGCGGCTGTTAATTCAGAAGCTGGCTTACCCAAAGCTAAATCAGGGCTATTTTGCCCCGACCCATGACCTGATCCGACTCATCGCTTTTCCGCGTATTAGTGAACTACTTAATGAATGTGGGTTGAGTTTTAAACTCAATAAATCTGAAAAGACCTTCACTATCGCAGGTTATGGCCAGATTATTCTACGTTCAATGGATAATCCTGACTCGATTGTTGGCTTTGAAATTGCTGATGCTGTAATTGATGAGTTAGATACGCTTAAAACAGAACATGCGAAAAATGCATGGAATAAGGTTATTGCGCGATGCCGACAAAGAAAATCTGATGGTAAAGCTAACACGGCAGCAGTTGGAACCACGCCTGAAGGCTTTAGATTCTGTTATGACCGATGGCAAAAAAGAGGCGGTGGTAAATATGTATTATACCGTGCTCCTACGGCTTCTAATCCGTACCTGCCCGAAAGCTATATTGAGGGGCTGAGAGAATCTTATCCTCCTCAATTGTTGAATGCTTATCTTGATGGTCTATTTGTCAATTTATCATCTGGTGGGGTGTATCCAGGCTTTGATCGCAAGAAAAATCACACTGGTGAGGTTATTCAACCGAATGAGCCACTACACATTGGTATGGACTTTAACGTTCTGAAAATGGCAGCTGTGGTGTATGTGATACGTGATGGTCGCCCCATGGCGCTGGATGAGCTGACAAAGGTCAGAGATACACCGGCAATGGCTGAGCTGATTAAAGAGCGGTTCCCTAACCATAAAATCAAGATTTATCCGGATGCTGCCGGTCAGTCAACATCATCAAAAGGAGCAAGTGTTTCTGACCACTCCATTCTAAAAGCGGCAGGTTTTGAGATTGTAGTGGATTCGACTAATCCAAGTGTTAAAGACCGGATCAATGCTATGAATGCTCAAATTTGCAATGGTAAAGGTGAGCGGTCATTGCTGGTCAATACGGATAAATGCCCTGAATATACGGATGCCTTGGAACAGCAGGCTTATGACAAGAATGGTATGCCAGATAAAGAAGGCGGATTTGACCATGTAAATGATGCAGGTGGTTATTTCATTGCGAAGCGATTCCCAATCGTAAAACATGAGTTTAGATCTCGCAAAATCCGTGGCATGGCTTAAACAGTTTGCACCTTTCGAGGTGCTTTTTTTATTGGTGTAAATATGGCAGTTACAGATCAACATCCGCAGTACATTGCGGCAAAGCCAGCATGGCAAATTATGCAGGATGCTGTGGCTGGGGAAGAGGTTATCAAGTTCAGTTCTACAGCATATCTGCCAAAATCAGCTGGCATGATTGAAGCTGAAAAGCAGGGCGATCGAACAGGTGAGATCTATAAAGCTTATCTGGCGCGTGCCCAGTATCCTCTATGGGTACAGGATGCACTGCGCAGTATGATTGGTTTAGTGTCTAAGTTGACACCTGAAATCCAAATTCCGCACCAAAATCTTAAAGAGCTTGAGCACAATGCTACAAATGATGGTTTTGGTCTTAAACAGTTTTTTATCCGGGTCGTAATAGAACTTCTTGAATATGGGCGCTGCGGTATTCTTGTAGATGTAGACGGTAATGGAAAGCCTTACTTTGCAATGTATAACGCACTTTCTATTATTAACTGGAAAGAGAACAATGTTGAAGGCCGGCGAGATTTAAACCTAATAGTGCTTGAGGAGCAATTTGACAATAGTGAAGACGAGTTCAGTCATACTACAAAGACTGTGCATCGAGTATTGTCATTGAAGGATGAAGTCTTATCAGTACGCTTGTTTAATGGCGCCACTATTGAGGATAAAACGCCTAGTTTGGGTAACAGGAGCATTGGTTTTACTCCCTTTGTGTTTTGTGGAACCGTTGATAATGGGCCAAGTGTTGGAATGATTCCCTTACTCACCATGGCTAAGTCAGCTTTAAAATATTATCAGCTTTCGGCAGATTACTATCAGTCTTTACATCACACTGCTCATCCCCAACCATGGATTTCTGGCCTAAGTCAGGAAAGTGATATTTCGGTTACAGGGGTCATGGCTGCGTGGGATCTACCAATAGATGCAAAATGTGGTTATCTGGAGATTTCAGGTAATGGAATTCAACTTACTAAGGCCGAAATGGATGCCCAGAAGAATGCTGCGTTAGAAGCGGGTGCCAAGGTTATTGATACAAATGCTCAAGAATCAGGTGAAGCAAGACGTGCAAGACAAGATGATCAGCATGCAAGTCTTCATAGTATTGTTATGTGTGCGGCTGAAGCAATTGAACAGGCATTGAAATATGCAGCAGAGTGGCTGAATCTGCCTTCCAAAGATTATAAATTCGTGGTGAAGGCTGAGTTTGCAGTAAGTGTCTATGACATCAACCTAGCTAAACAGCTTTATGAGGGTGCGCTCGCCGGTAAGAATTCATTCCAGACATATTGGGAGTATCTGGCGACAGGTAAGCTTCCTGAAATTTCCTATGAAGATGAACAGCTTCGAATTGAGCAGGAAAATGAAGGTAAAGCCGCTCTGCCAGTTGAGTAACCGTTATGAATCAACAAGTGTCTATGCTGGATGCTCTCACTCAGCATCAGGCCTACTTGCAGCGTGCCAGTACACAAGCTGTAAATGAAGTTCTCAAGCCATTTAACAGCAATTCAAACCGAATGCTATCTGAGCTGCGAGACCTGCTTGATGAGCTATCAGAGAGCGAAAAAAGTGGCCTAGCTGGTGGTCAATATACAACGCCAGCATTGCGTGAGATTCGGGACCTGATTAGTGACTGGTTTACTGCATTAAATGCTACGCTGCCTGAAGTCTTTGCGGCATCTGCTGTAGCCTTGGCGGTTTATGAGGCCCAGTATATTTACAAGCTGATGGATGAAACGGTTCAGGACGTAGACGGTGAAAAGCTGCTTAAGGCTGCCAAGAAATTACCGTTCGCAGGTGGAAATCTGTTAGACCAAATGTTCTCAAAGATCAGTGCTGATACGCGAGCCAGAGTGGAATATACAATCCGAGATGGTATTGCTCAGGGGCAAACCAATCAGCAGATCATACAGCGTATTAAAGGCCGTAAAGCTGTGGATTATCAGGACAGTATTTTAAACCAGTCCAGACAGTCCATTGATGCGATTGTACGGACCGCGAGAAGTCATATTTCTAATATCTCTTATAGCGAGATGTGGCAGGCTTTGGGATTTGAGCATGTGAAATTTGTAGCCACTTTAGACGGACGTACATCTAAAACCTGTGCCAGTCTGGATTCTAGTGTCTATCCGGCTGATGGTTCATATCCTAGACCGCCATTGCATCCGCGCTGTCGTAGTTCAATTGTGGGCTGTAATGCTGATGGCGAAACAATAGGAAAACGGCCTTTTGTTGCTGATGATCGACCTGTAAAGAATATTCCAAAAGATGAGCGGACCGGAAAGATTGGGCAGGTTAACTCAAATACCTCTTATGCAAAATGGTTCAGCAATCAATCTGCTAACTTTCAAAAAGAATGGCTTGGACCTAAGCGATATGAACTCTATAAGCAGGGTAAGTATTCGATAGACAAGTTTGTTGACCCGCAAGGCAAGCCGTACACATTGGCAGAGCTTGAAGCACTGGATCAGACGACATTTAAGGAGTTGGGGTTATGAGTGAAATCAAAGCAAGAAAACTTGTTATCAAGCGTCATCCGGCACTTAAAGGGCGCTTACTTCTTTGTGATGAGGAGACAGGGCAGCCACTTGAAGGTCAAACATCAATAGTGATTGAAAGTCATGCTGAAGATGTTGCAAAGGTGGTGGTTACTTTTGATGCATTTAGCTCGCATGGAATTCGCTTTGAAGATAATCCACGCAAAAAATAAATAAACCAAATCCAAACCTAGACCCTAACGGGTCTTTTTTTATGCCTGCGCAAAGCTCAGGTAAGACAAATCCGCTAGGCGGTTATTCAAGGAATAAACAATGACAGACCAAATCGATTTAGAAAACCCGGAAGTAAAAGCAGCAATTCAAAAGGCTGTCGATGAACAGGTACAAGGCTTAAAAACCAAAAATACTGAGTTGATCACTAAAAATAATGAACTTAAAGGGGAGCTAGGCAACCTGAAAGCACAATTAGATGGGGTGGACTTAAATGCAGTGAAAGAGCTGCTAACGAAGGCAAACATGGATGAAGAATCAAAACTTATTGCCGAGGGCAAGATTGATGAGGTCATTCAAAAGCGTACTGAAAAGATGCGACAGGAACATGAACGCTTAATTTCAACTGAAAAGCAGCGTGCAGACAAAGCTGAGGCTTATGCAAATAAGTTCAAGCAATCTGTAGTCCAAGGGCAAATCGTACAAGCAGCAGTGGAGCTGGGCGCCTTAAGCGAGGCTACAGCAGATATTGCCTTCTTGGCTCAATCCCAATTCTCTCTAGATGAAAACGGTAAGGCTGTGGCCATTGATGAAAATGGGGAAGTGATAATTGGGAAAGACGGCACCAATCCATTGTCACCAAAAGAGTGGGTTGAGGGCTTACGTGAGAAGAAAGCTTATTTCTGGCCTAAAGCAAATGGTTCTGGTGCACCTGGTTCGGGTTCTCCAAACAAAAAATGGTCTGACTATACAGAAGCAGAACGAGCCACTTTAGCTCGTGAAAATCCAAACGCATTTCAGCAATTAGTCAAAACTAAGGAGGCATAATATATGCCAAGTACTACTACACAATTAACGGATATCTTTGTTGGGGATTATTACCAGACACTTGATCCAGTTAATTCCCCTGAAAAAACGGCAGTTTATCAATCTGGTATCGTTGTAAAAAATGAAGCTCTTGATGCTATTGCAAACAATGGTCAAGGCTCTTCTACAATTGCATATTGGCAAGATCTAGACGCAGACGAAGCACCTAACCTGTCGAATGATGATCCAGATGATCTGGGTGAAGTTGGTAAAGCAGCTCAAGGCTCAATGCAGGCCCGAACCTTATATCTAAACAAAGGATATGGCGTAGCGGATTTAACAGCTGAACTGGCCAATTCAGAGCCAATGCAGCATATCCGCAACCGTTTCGGTAAATACTGGGAGCGTCAATGGCAACGTTACTTGCTTGGTTCTGCACGTGGTGTGATTGCATCCAATATTGCAAATGATAATGGTGACATGGTTATTGATGCAGGTGCCGCTATCTCAGCTGGCGCATTCCAGGATGCTGCATTCACTGCAGGTGATACTGCAGATCAATTCTCAGCAATGGGTGTTCACTCTGTGGTAATGAACCAGATGGTGAAACAGGACCTTATTGAGTATCTACGCGATTCCGAAGGCCGCATTATCTTGGCGACTTATCTGGGCAAGCCCATCTTTATGGATGATGGACTGACCTATGGTAAAGGTCAGTATTTGTCACTCATCTTTGGTGCTGGTGCATTCGGTTATGGTGAGGGTACACCTAAAGTTCCTGTTGAACTTGAGCGTAAACCATCTGGTGGTAACGGTGGTGGTGCTGAAATCTTGTGGGAGCGTAAAACCTACTTGCTTCAACCTGCGGGCTTCTCCTGGAAAGGGAATACTAATCCAAATACATCCCCAACCATTGCACAGTATGCAGCAGCTGCAAACTGGGAGCGTGTATTTGATCGTAAGCAGGTTCCGTTTGCAGCGGTTATCTCTGGTACAGCAACACCTTAATAAACATGGCGACTTCGGTCGCCTTTGTTTTGGAGCATAAAGATGAAAGTAGTTTATACAGAAAATATTCCTAAACATCCTGAGTCAGGTGTTTGCTATCGAAGTTCGTTCCTAGGCGTAATTGGTGATGCCACTTCGGTTGAGGTAGATGATGATTTCCCAAATGCTGATCTGGTCGATCAGGCCTATGCCCATCTCGGGAATCAATTGACACATAACAAGTCAAAAACTGCACCTAAAAAACCTATCACTGCAGAAGCCAAAGCTGCAAAAGCAACTGAAGAAGCGAAAGAAGCAGATCAACCAAAGGAATAAATAAATGAGCTTTGTCACTGAAATAGAAGTGCTGGAAAACGTACCTGAATTTGCTGGTCAAAGCGCTAGTGACAAGGCTCGTTTACTTTCACAGACTGAAGCTTACCTTATAGCCCGAAATGTTAAGCCATATTTGAATCCATTGGAGGTGCCAACTCCTGTAAAGCAGGCCTCTTATGAAATCATCAAGGGCATTATTAAAGGTGAGTTATATAAAGGACAGGAACAGGTCTTAAAGCGCAAAAAAGTTAAGGCCGATACGGTCGAGTCTGAAAAAGAATATATGGATGGATCGGTAGCTGTATCTGCGACAGAACAATATATACATGACCTGATAGCCCCATATACCAAGCGTCCTTCTGTTATTTTCCTCAGGAGACTGTGATGGATCTACGTGATGAAATCCAAGCCGATATTGCCGAAGCTTTTAATATAGACTTGGCTGATGCAATAACCCCTTTTACCTGTGCACGAATTACAAAGGGTAATTGGGACCCGGTAGAAGAAACTTATGATGAAACCCGATTTGAATACTCAGGGCGGTGTGTTGCTGGCTCATACAATCAGCAGGAAGTAATCACTCTAGGTGTACTCGCTACAGATAAAAAGGCCATGCTTCTGCAGAATGAAGTCACAGCAGAGCCATTGCTTGATGATGAATGGCAGTTAACTGATGGTAAATACCGGGTGATGCATAAGAAGCAAGATCCTGCAGGCGTATCGTGGACTATCCAGCTGAGGAAGGTGTGATGGCCTGGAAAAACAAACCGAGTAACTTTTCCTTCAACATCAAAGCAGATGCCGAGAAGTTAATCAAAAATATTGCTGGCGATGTACTTCAAACTGTAATTACTGGTTCGCCAGTTGATAGCGGTGCCTTTCGTAGTAATCATATTGTCTCCATTGATACTCCAGATTTAAGCACTTCACCAATCAATGGGAATACTGCTCCTAGAGGCACACTAGACCAGCAAACCTTTAGTAAAGGTGCAGCACAGATTCTAAAAGCTCGTCTTGGTAATCTGGTTTATATTCAGAACAATCTTCCTTATGCCATGAAGCTTGAAGAGGGAAATTCTGAGCAAGCACGGGAAGGTATTTACTCGCTAGCCTTCTTATCAGTTAAAGAAAAGTACGGTGGCTAGTATGGCAATGACCCTTGAAGAAGCGCGTAAAGCAATTACAAGTCGGCTTATCACGTTTACCGGCCTTGCTCAGGACAGGATTCATTTACCCAATAATGCTGATTTTGTTGTACCAGAAAAAGGCCTTTGGTGCCGCGTAACCATTAACTATGGGCCAAGTTTTATTGCAGGTTTAGGTGATGGCCTGTGCTACCGGGATGTTGGACAGATTGCGATTCAGTGTTTTGGCCGAAAGAACACTGGTGAGAAGGCGCTGACACAGCTTGCCGATTACTGGCGTGATCATCTTCGTGAACTGGCCGTAAGTCATTTGGAAATCCCTCTGGTGCACGCACCAAGACGTTCGGAAGATAATGATTTTGTGCAATACCTTGTGCTTGCTGATTTCACAGTGAACTAAACAAATTCAATTTATCCACCGCCTCACAGGGCGGTTTTTTTATGCCAAAAGGAAACTTAAATGAGTAATCAAGTTTTTAAGCGTGGCGATACTTTTAATCTGAACCTGCTGTTGACAGATACAGATGAGAATCTAGCCTTAGCATTCAATGACCCTCAGCGCGCAGTAGATTTAACTGGCTATACATTCACATCGAAAGCTAAACGAAATGAAGATGGGGCGGATGTTGCCACATTTACATGTACCGTTTTGAGTCAGGCGACACAAAAAGGTTGGCTAAACATCAAGTCTGCAGCTGATACCAAAATGTGGCCTTTAGGACTCGTCAAAATGGATATTAAAGGTATCAAGGATGGTGTAACACAGCACAGTGAAACCCTGACATTTCAGGTTGTTGATGGAGTAACGGACTAATGCCAAATCTTGTTTTCAAATTTAACTGGGATCATCGGCCTATTCCCATCAATACAGGCCAAGGACGCTTGCAGTTTTCTTTACCTTTTGCATCCGGTAGTCTCAGTCTTGCGCCAAACTTTTCTCAAGTTCAAGGTACTGCTGTAGTAGCTCAAGGCGGGACAGGGGCAGGCACGGCAGAAGATGCAAGAAAAAATCTTGGTGCTGCCGCCAGCGGTGCAAATAGTGATATTACCGAAATTAAAGGTCTAACTACTGCATTAAGCGTAGCACAGGGAGGAACCGGAGGAAAAACGGCTTCTGATGCTCGGAGCAATTTGGGTTTAGGAGATGCAGCAACTAAAAATGTTGGTGAAGCATCTGGCAATATAATGCAAGTTGGCGCATTCGGCGTAGGGGCTAATTCCACTCCAACTTTAACACCTGCCCAATTTAATGATCCATCTAAAGCACCACCTACCGGATTCTATACATATAGAGACGTAGCTGAAACGAATACAAATTATAAATATTCGCATGTAATAGTATCGCGTTATGGGACTGGAAAGCCTGCAATGCTAGGTATACAAGCATTTTATTCTACCCCAAGAATTTATTTTAAAACTGTTAAAACTGATGCAGCAGTAACAGAATACGACTATTCGGGTTTCTTATATCACACTTCCAATACAACATTGGATGCTAACGGTTATATCAAAGCAGCATCGCCAATCTGCAACCTTTATGTAGATCATATTGAGTTAAATGATGAGGCAAAGCTTCAAGAAATCATTTTTGAAAAAGTTGATGTGGGTAATTATCTTATTCGTGGTTCACTTGGATTTGCGCAAGAAGGCTGGTACATCGAGATGCCTAAAGATGCGAATGGCAATGTCTTGGTCGCAGTCAAATATCAGCAACTTGAAAGTGGTGATATCCAGGTTAAAACCTTTGCTAAAAAGTTTGATGAAGAAACTGGCGATATTGTTCCGAATCTGCTTAAGCCGCGTGATATTCCTGAGGGGCGCTTTATTAGCTTGCGCTTACAAGGTTTGCCAGAGCCGGAATTTATAGATGATCCTGAGATAACAGAATCAGACCAAACAAATACTGGTGTCGCTACAGCAGAAGACCCAGCCACCCAATCACCTGAAGAACAGCCCGCTAAATAAGCGGGTTTTTTAATACCTAAAATTTGGAGAGCAATATGAGTTCAGGCGCAAAAATTAAACTCTATGCCTGTGAAGAAACAGTGCTAGGGCAGACCCCGGCAAGCCCGGTCTGGAATACAATACGTCGGGTATCTGATTCATTATCTGAAAATGTAACCTCTGAACAGAGCAATGAAATTGTTGATACGCGCTTCCGTTCAGGTGCAATGGCCACAGAGGCAGAAGTTACTGGCACACTGGAATTTGAATTATCACTCGGCACATTCGACATGTTCTTCAGTGCGTTGGCCTGTAATAACTGGGCAGCTAATGTGCTGAACTTTGGCGGCAATGTGCGTAAATCATTTACGTTCGTTAAAGTATTTGAGGATGTTGGTCAAGTCTTCATTTATCGCGGAGTTCAGATTAATACAGGTGAATTGACTATCGGTACGACTGGAAAAATTACTGGTAATTTTGGGCTGGTTGGAACCTCATTCACTCGTCAAACTGTTAATCCTGTAACGGCTCCTGTAGCTGCTTCTTCCCGCCCATTGGTCAGCGCAACCAACCTTATTAATTTACTGGTGAATAACCAGTCAATTCAGGGTGTCGCTTGCCTGCAATCCCTCACTATTAACTTCAACAATAATCTTGAAGCTGTGCGGTGTATTGGTTCTGGCAAGCTTATTCCTGAGAAGTATGTTGAAAAGGTTATGGATATTGAAGTATCTGGTTCCTTCATGTTCTCAAGTGTTTCTGCTGCCTATATCGACAACATTAAATCACGGGCAAAAATGACGTTGGCCTTTGAAATTAATGATAGCCAGAACAGTAAATATACTTTCAACTTTCCACAGCTGGAAGTTATGGAAGCAGGGCACCCGGATGGTGGACTTGAGGACCTGATTACACAAGACATCAGTTTTGCTCACGTAAAAGTATCACCCACGATTACTCGTGCACTTATCTAATTGTGGCCCTTCGGGGCCTTTCTTTTTTGGGATAGAACCATGGCTTTAAAAGTCGCAATTACTCAAAACAAAGAAGTATCAGCATGGCGTGAATTCCAGGGCGCTGAATTTAAAATACGTGGCATTGCTCATAAAGCATTTCAGGTCGCTGAAGAACGTGCTCGGAATCAGGTTGTATCTAAAGGATACGATGTTTCATTAGCTGGTAATGATGACAAGCTCTTTCATGAGCTCCTATTGGAGGCTGTGGCATCACATCTTATTGAAGACTGGAAAGGTGTGGAGTTCATTGAAAATGAGGAGTCTGTTGAGCCGCCCTATACACCAGAAAATGCATACAAGCTTTTAAAGAACACAGATATTGGACTGAAGCTCTGGCTTTTCATTAAAACAGAAGCGGAGAAACTTCAGAAAGAGGCCGATGGATTTCGTGATGAAGTCGTGGGAAAGTCATAGAGCTCTATATCTACGCACAAAAGTACGCAGGAAAAAGTGAGCACGAACTAAAACAAATGGAGAGTTTAGGTGCAAAGGCACCTAAACCACCAGAATACAGCTATATCGCTCATGCCTTACTTGAGGCATACAATACGATTGCTCGATCACGAAGATATGATCAGGGCACACCGCTTTCACTCAGTATTGCTGATTTAAATGCTTACTGCGAACAGTATGAGTTACCGGTAGAGCGATACATCTTCAATGCTGCGATCTTTGCAATCGATAATATTTACCTGGATGAAGCGTTTAAAGTTCAAGAGAAAAGAAGTCGGGAGCTGAAGAGGAAGCGTTAAATCACTCAACCGACTTGACTTAACCCTGAATTGTAATGATTTGGGGCTTTTAAATTTGCGAACAAAAAAATTTAGGCATTTTTACCTATTTCAAAATAAGCCCTACAGAAATGTGGGGCTTTTTTATTGCCCAGTTTTGCCGACTAGACTAGCTATCGAACACACGTATCTCTCCACGTTCAACGTGTTGTCGGCATATTAATTTTGAACGTGAGCATTAAAGAGAGATTAATCATGAATATGATGAGTACAATGAATCTGCGTGCCATGGTATCAAGCGAGAATGGTGAGGCTAAAACAACCAGTTATGCAGTAGCAGAGGCATTCAAAAAACGGCACTCTGATGTGCTTCGAGCAATTAAAAATATGAAGTGCTCGCAAAAATTCCGTGAACGCAATTTTGCGTTTACCTTAGAAAACAGACAGATAGGTAGTACAAAAAGAAAAACGAGCTTCTATCAAATGACAGAACGTGGCTTCATGTTTCTTGTCATGGGTTTTAGTGGTGAAAAAGCTGATGCTATTAAAGAATCATTCATTGATGCTTTTGAATGGATGTCAAATCAAATAACTCAAACCTTCAAATCTAAATGGGCTAGATATAACCAAGTTAGCCTTGAATATAAAAATAGAAAAGAGCAGGTGAGTGGACAAGCTCGTGGGATGCGGCAATGGCGCGATGATAAGCCAATATTCGAAAATGAGATTGCGCAATTAGAAAGTGAATTACAGCCATCTTTACCATTTTTGAAAAAGGATATTTGAGATGAATAAAGCTGACCTTGCTTACCTTATTTTTGCTTGTAGACAGGCAAATGATAATGATCAGGAAGTTGATTTCCTTATTGATGGTACAGCTTATGTGGTAGTGGCAGCATCAAAAGCCGGCATGACTGATCTGTCTGAAAAGCAGGATGAAATAGAGTCAAAATTCCCTACCTATAAAATCATCGTGACCCTCCGATCTTTATTCAATCTGATTGAGACTCTAGATCAACTTGATCAATTGGAGGCAGCAATGATTGCGGATGGGGATTTAATTCATAGCCAACCAACGGGCCGAATTGTTGACGCATTCAACTGGAAAAAGAAACATGATGGTGCGAGACAATGTGGCCGCTGCTGAAGTTATCTTTAAGCTACGCCACCTTCGGGTGGCTTTCTTAACACTAATAACCGTCTGGACCTTCAAGGTCGTTTATTCGTTGATGAGCATGTTCTATATCAGCCTTTAGGCTTTATAGTTCCTCCCGGATATCTGCTAAATCATTATCTTGCTCAAAGGTCATTTCTAATCGAAGAATAAGTTCAGTGGTTAAGGTTCTCCCGTTGTCCTTAGCAGCTTGATCGAGTTTATTTTTTAGTTCAGCAGGCAATCAATGTCCATGCTGAGCATAATGATTTGCATGTGGCTACTCTTATCTTTAATGACTATATTTTTGCTTAGACATTTTATTTATTGAAGAAGTTCATAGGAAGATATCAATCAAACAAATATAATAAAATCCGATTCTGGCATAAGCAAATAGATAAGATGGATAGGATTTTGGACATATTGGATAGAACATTAGATATTTAAACAGTTACGCTCTATTTATACGATAGAAAGGATTCTGGAGAGGTGTCGGATGAAATTTTTAACTGGTTTTTACTTAATTTTAATATTTACTTATTGCCAAGCAATACTTGCTGATACGAATACTAATTCTAATTTTGAAACAAAGGTATTTTTAAATTATACCCAAGAAGAATTAGACAAAAATTATACACAGACTGCTTGGGCACCAAATTTTAAACAAATTATGGAAAGGATAGATTATCGAAGTGAACTTACAATAAAGACATTAGGTGAGCCAGAATCCTATCAATATGATAAATTTCCAGATCATAAAATTGATTTCTTCAAAGCTCAAAATAGGGATGCACCATTAGTAATTTTCATTCATGGAGGTGCATGGAAAAGTGGAAGTGCTAAAGAATATTCATTTATCGCAAATCCTTTTATAGCCAGCAATATCAATGTGGCAATCATTGATTTTGATGATGTAACTAAGGTTGGTTTGAGTGGGATGATTGAGCAAATTAGAAATTCAATAAAATGGATATATAATAATTCCTCTAAACTATCAATAAATAAGAATAAAATTTATATAGTTGGGCACTCATCTGGAGCTCATTTAGGGGGAGTACTTTTAACAACAGATTGGGAAAAGCAAAATTTACCTAAAGACATACTTAAAGGAGCTACTTTAATTTCAGGTATGTATGAAATGAAGCCTGTAAGGTTGTCCGTGAGATCCAAATATTTAAATTTTAGTGATAAAATTGAAGATGAATTAAGTGCTATTAGACATATTAAATCAATTAATACTCCAATTTTACTATCGTATGGAGAATTAGAGTCCGATGAATTCAAACGTCAGTCGAATGATTTTTCTGATCGTCTTAATCTATATAATAAAAAATCAGAATTGGTAGTCCAACCATTTTTTAATCACTTTGAAATAATTGATGATTTTGGAAATCCAAATAATATAATGACGAATAAAACAATTCAGATGATTAAGAATGATGAAATTAAATAAAACTAGTCCACTCTCCGGAGTGGCTTTTCTTTTCTCTACTGGAGCATATAATGGCCCAGTCAGACTTTAATCATAACTAACATGAAAATAAAAATACTGCTCACTTTAATCCTGGCTTTAACACTTACGGCATGCCAGAGAGAACCTGAACAAGCCGCTGCTGAGCCTTCACAAGATCCGGCTGTGATAAATCAATTTGAACTGGCCGATAAGAAAATTAGCGATTTTTTGGACCAGCTAGATGATCCAAATACAAGCCATGAACAGCGCACCCGGATTATCTGTAAAGATTATCCAGCTGTGTATAAAAATGAGTATATGCCAGCTTTACTGAAGCTTTCTCCAAATGAATATACGGAGTCAAAGTTACTTCAGGATATGAAGATTGCATTGGACTATTACATACAGAAAGATAAGGTGAAGTGCTGATTTAACTTATTGTAGAAGAAGTCGCTTGAAGATTAATAAACCACTCATCTTATTTTTCTTAATTAATTCAAAAAAATAAATATATTAGAAGTTCAAAAAATAAAGGATTTTAAAATGAAAAGAATAATTCTTGGGATGGTTTTGGGCTTTACTTTGGTAGAGGGAGCTTTTGCTGAGTGTACCTATAGTATGAATGGAGTTATTAATGAGGCTGGGGCTTCAGGATTTCCATCAATTGTAGGACAGAAAGCTTCTTATACGCTTCAAGCTACCTCAGGTCAGATTAATTACCGGGCAAGGAATCCAAATTTTGATCCAAAAGCTTCAGTTTTGAGTGGTTATGCTAGTTTGCCTGAAAATGGAATTAGTGCATTTGAATTTAAGTCCCAAGTGATCTCATACGATCTACCTGGTACCGAAAATACAATGCAAGCATATACTTTACTTGGGGTAGATGAATCTGACAAAGTACATTCTCTTAGTATTACTTACTCAAATAACACATCAATCCAGAATTATAAAAGAACACTTCTTATTATGCAGTACGGACCTTCATCTACCGGACAGGGAGTTGAAATAAAACATATTGATGTAAAACCTTACTCAGATAACGCGATACAGAACTTAGGCGTATATTTAAATCAGAATACAAGTAAATATGGCTTAATCATTAATAATGTTGATGAAGGTTATGTGGGAACTTTTAGTAATAAAATCAGAAAAGTCGTATTTCAGTACGAAGGTTCCATTGCCAATGTCCCTACGACTTCAACAAATATAGGTAAACCTCTTTCAATGGAGCTGATCACAGACCATGCAAGAATGGTTTCCAGCTTCCCAGCAGGTGCTAAAGATATTTGTGGTAATACCATTTGATGAAAACCGCCGAAAGGCGGTTTTTTATTATCTTAAGGAAAACGAAATGACTGATAAATCAAAGTGGTTTGTATTTAAACTTGAGGATGGAGAAGCATTTGGCTGTTTTCGGATCAAGCCTTTTGATGATCCTAAACTCCAAGCTGCAATCATGGACCTGAACATAAAGAATAGTATTTTTAAGATGAACCATACTAAGCTTTATCAGGAACACACCAGAATTATTGCTACCCATGCAATCCAGGACTGGGAAAACGTTTCGCTTCAACAAAAAGGCAAGGAAGAGCTAGTGCATGAAACCCGCTACTCTCCGCAAAACGCCTACGATTTATTAATGAATAGTGCAATTGGTATCCAGATATCTACTTGGGTGATAGAGAAATCACGAAGCATAAAGTAATAAAAAACCAACCTCTTATACCGGCTAATTCAGGCCGGTTTTTTTATATCTAAAGGAAAGCAACAATGGCTCAAGAAACTCATCTGCGAGTAGTAATCGACTCACGGCAAGCATTACGTGATGCCCGTGCTATCAGCACTGAATTACAAAGTATTGAGAAAAATGGCGACTATGCTGCAAAGTCAATGAATGGTGCATCAACAGCAGTGCGAGAGTTCGCAGGCTACATGGCTGGAATCGTAACTGTGGGAGCTGCCATTTCTAAAATGGATGCTTATACAGGTATCAATAACCAATTGAAGCTTGTCACCAACAGTCAGGTACAGCTAACGGGTGCAATGAATGAAACCTTTGCAATTGCACAACGTTCGCGCTCATCTTGGGAGAGTGTGACTCAGGTCTATCAAAAACTGGCGATGAATGCTGAAGCAGCCGGAATTGCACAGAAAGACATTGGTCGTTTAACTGAAACTATTTCTAAAGGTATTGCTCTGTCAGGCTCAAGCAGTGAACAGGCCGCAGCAGCCATTATGCAGCTTGGACAATCTCTCGGTGCTGGAAAGCTATCAGGTGATGAATTTAACTCGGTCATGGAAAATGGCTATGGAGTAATGCAGCTACTTGCCAAAGGGATGAATGTACCTATTGGTCAGCTTAAAAAACTGGCCGGTGAAGGAAAGCTAACATCCGAAGTGGTCACACAAGCTCTTTTAAAAATGTCATCTACAGCTGATGCTGAGTTTGCTAAAACTGACGCAACGATTGGTCAGTCACTGGGTATGCTAAGCAATGCAGTAACTCAATTTGTAGGTGAAGCTGGTAAGGGTTCTGGTGCTGCAAATCTACTATCAGGATCAATTCAGGCTCTAGCTGGCAATCTCGACCTTATTGCAGACACGGCCGTTGTGGGTGGAGTAGCATACCTTACGAAAACTATTGTTGGTCAGACTATTGCTACACAAGGTGCTATTTCAGCTTCTGTAGCAAGACGGGCATCAATGTTGGGTGAGCTGGAATCTGTCGTTCAGGCAACAACAGCAGAGGTATCGCGTACAGCCGCTATAGCTCAGTTGAGAAATATGCAGCTTGCTGATGCACAAGCCACAGCAGCACGTATGACAGGTATTCAGCGTCTAGCATATGTCCAGAATACAGTAATCCCGTTGGAGGCTAAAGCTACAGCCGCAACCGCAGCACATACAGCGGCAGTGGAAGCAGATACTCTTGCGCAAGATGCCAACAGTGCAGCCCGTTCACGAGCCGCTAAGCTGTTTACCGTATTAGGTGGATGGACTGGCGTACTAACAATAGGTGTGGCCGGCTTAGCAGCTGGATACATGTATTTAAAAGATCGGACAGCCGAGGCTAATAAAAAGCTAGAGGAACAGGCGAACGTTGCCAAAAAAGCTAAAGACGAGCTAATTGCGCTGAAAGGCCTTGAAAAAGACAGTGCTATCAATGATATGACAGCTGCCTTTGAACGCCAGAATAAAGCTTTAGCTGAGTCTAGCAGCAGAATCAACATGCAGTTAAATGCTATTGAGCAGCTCTACAAAGGAAACAAGGAGATTGTTCAAGTAGTGCAGGATGCTCGAAATGGCACAATAAGCATGAGTGAGGCGATTCAGCGATTCAATGAATTGCGTATTAGCAAGGAAGTTTATGAATCAGTTAAAGCGAATACTGCTGAGTTTGAAAAGAATGCCAGAGAAGCTACCAATACCAAAGCAAAGTTAAATCTGTTTGGTATTGAAGTAGAACTTTCAGGGCGTAAAGCTCAAACTGCAGTAGCGGGAGTTAATGAGAACACCAAAGCTCTAGATAAAAATAAAACTGCTGCTGACAAGGCTGCTAAAGCTCAAAAGGACTATTTTGATAGTCTTCACCAAGAGGTGCTGAGTGCAAATGAGCGACTGGCTTATATGAACCTGGGTTACCCCAAGGAAGTGATTGATCAGATCAACAAGCTTCAGGAAGCCAAGCAAAAAGCGCTCGGCGATGGTGTAACTGCCATTGTTACCACTGAAGAAATTAATCAGATATTGCAAGCTCAAAAAGCCTTAGATGCTGTGGAGGATCGAGAGAATGCCATTACTGAAGCCAAGAGAAAGCAAAACAAGGAGAGTGAGAAAAAATACCAATACACCCAAGCTGAGCTCAAGATGCTGCAAAAGGTGGCAGCATTGTCAGCAAAATATGATTTGGATGGTATTGGGGCAAAGTATGGTATTCCTAAAAACTATCTTGCTGGCTTAATGGCTCAAGAGTCTAAGGGTAATGCTAATGCAGTGAGTCCTACTGGAGCAATTGGTTATTTTCAGACCACCAGTGCTTATCGCAAAGATAATGGACTTAGTATGGCGGACTCTAAAAACCTTCCAGTTGTTGCTGAAGTGGTGGCAAGGAATTTGGCTAAAGCATATAAGGAACTAGGGGACTGGGAAGCTGCTATTCGTTCACATAATGCTGGCCTTGCCGGATCTGCACAATTTGCTAAGAGTGGAAAGGTTAAAGGTAGTGCCGAACGCAATAAAGAAGTAGCTAATTTTGCTCCATCGGTAAACAAATGGATCGTAGGACTAGGGGGTTCAAGCTTAAAGGATAAAGGTGCCGCAGATGCGATTGATGACCTTAAAGAGTATTCTGCTTTCTTGAAAGAGCAAGCTGAAAATCGCAAGAGGATTGAGTTAGATGCTGCCGACGAGATTGCAAAAGTTCGTCTTAATCTGGCTACAAAACTTGAGGAAATCGATAAAGCGGGCTTTAGTTCAGATAAAGTCTCTGAGCTTAAATTCCAGGCCCAACAGCGTGCTGATATTGAGATTCAGATTTTAGAAGCTGCCAAACAGGATAAAATCGCTTCTTACTCTGACTATATGAAGTCGGAAGAGCAATTGCTGAATGAAAGTTATGCACGTCGCCAGCGTGATTTAAAGCATGATCTTGACCTGACAGCAGAAGAATATACAGAACTATCATTAAACCTTGAGAAGCAGCGCCAGCAAGAGCTTGCATGGATGAAGCTGGCTCAAGAGCAGCGTATTTTTGAAGCTGAACAGTTCATGATGGGCGAAATGGAACGTCTCAAAAAACGCTACACTTTTGAGTATATGGAAATAGCTAAAATCACGGATTTAGAAGAGCGTAGACGCAAAATAAGTGCCTTAAATGCTAACTTCATTCGTGGTGGTGTAGGAAAAGTATCCTCTGATCTAAACGATACTTCCGGGCAGTTCCTGAAATCAATGAACTATGCATCTGTGCCAAAAACCAATCTGCAAAGATTGGATGAGGACAATGAAAAAACTCTACAGAAACTCAGAGATAATCTTGCTGCTGTTAAAGAGTCTGAGAGAACAAGTCATGAGGAGAGGTTAGAAGCTGAAAGGATTTTCCTTGAAGCTAAACAGCAACTTCAAGATGAGTATGACTTTAAGGCTTTTGATGCCCGGAAGGCGGATCAAGAAAATCAATTGCAGCTTTATAATCAAATGTTGACATCTGCCTCAAGCACATGGGGGAGTTTAACCAATATGGTAAAAGGAGCTAAAGATGAAAACTCTAAAACATTTAAGGCAATGTTTTTAGCTCAGCAATCTATGGCTATAGCTCAGCAAATTATCAATACTGAACTTGCTGCTGGTGCAACTACTGCCCAGACGGGTGTTTTTGGACTTCCAGCTGCGACAGCTATTAGGGCATTAGGATACGCGTCTGTAGGAATAATTGCTGGCCAAACTATTGCAGGAATGGCCCATAATGGAATAGATAATATTCCAAAAGAAGGTACATGGCTTTTGGATGGTGGAGAACGTGTACTTAATCCTCAACAGAATAGAGATCTTACTCAATATCTGTCTGTACAGCGTGAAACTCGTCAGACTAACTTAGTTGCGGCTGCCAATGCTCCGGCACCGCAGATTAATATTGAAGTTATTAATCAAGTTAGGGGCGTAACAGTTGAAACTGAACAGATCAGCGAAAGAGAAATCAGACTGATAGTCAGGGATGAGATGCCTAAAGCATTTGAGGAACAGATTTCTAATCCAAATTCTAGGGTTAGTAGAGCTGTTTCCAAGAATACGACGGCTAGACGTAATCGATAAGGTAAAAGCTACCTCTGGGTGGCTTTTATATTTTCCCAGTGTTAAATTTATTCAAAAATAAATCGAGCACTTGATATGAAGAAGTTAATTATTATTTTGGGATGTGTAATAGGAGTTAGTGGATGTGTAACGCCAGCAACTCAAATGATTGATAACAAATTTCTTGATGTTGAGTTAACACCACCTAAATTCACTGGAACTTGGACAACAGCAGCTGGCGGCGGACTCTCTACGATTAGATTAGACTCTGATGGTAAAGGGGTAATGTGTGAAGACAACGGACGTACTTTAAATGTATACCAACTAAGAAATTCTCATGGGATTATTTATACACAAAGTGGTATGTCTCTAAAAACTATTAATATTGATCCTAACTTATTAGTTGTTAGAACAACATTTTCAGCGTTCAATGCGACATTAAATTTCAAAGGTGACAATAACTTAAAACTAGCATCGCCTAAGTGTATTAATGAGCTAGTAAAGTAAGTTGCTTTAGTAATGAATTAACTAAAAAGTACCACTCTTCGGAGTGGTTTTTTTTCGCTTGAAAAATATACGAACTAAGCTATAACTATTATTCTTATTATAAAAACAGGAATAATTATGAAAAAAGTTATATTGCTGATTTTGACTGTTTGTTTTGCTACAACAGTTTATTCTCATGGAGGGCGTACTGATAAGAATGGTTGTCATAATGAAAAGAAAACAGGGACAAGGCACTGCCATTAAGGAAAAAATATGGGACTTAATTTTAGGAAAAGCTTCAAACTTGCTCCAGGTGTTCGACTAAATGTTAGCAAGAAAGGCATCAGTAGTGTTTCTATTGGAGGGAAAGGAGCGCGCGTTAATGTAAGTAAAAAAGGGACTAGAACTACGTTGAGCGCACCAGGTACAGGTTTATCGTATTCTTCATACAAACCACATAACAAGTCTAATGCCACTATAAAACAGCAAACGAAGTATAGTAGTCCAGATAGCCTTCATGGTTATCCAAAATCAGAATGGATCATCTCAGTAGTTGTTGGAATTTTAGTTTTATTTATCTTTATATGGTTTGTTAGTTAAAAATAAGCCACTCTCAAGTGGCTTTTCTTTTACTACTAAAAACAGTATCTTACTCGCTCCAATGGGGGAATAAGATGAAAAGAATTTTAACTACATTATTAACTGGGGCAATTTCTACATTTACCATGGCTTCTGTTTGGCAGGAACAGCAATTACCTGTTCAGCGAGCAGAACCAGTACCAATGGGTGCGCCAGTAGTTGTTGTAGAAGAGCAAAACTATCAATCTACACCACTCAGTGTGCTAAATGGCCTATCAGTAGCATTGGGTTATTCTGGTGCAAAAATTGGTTCAGATGAAATAGGTGGCGATGAAAAATTTAATGGATTTTTCTTAAATGCCTCTACAGATGTTGTTCCAAATATGAGTGTATGGGCAGAGTATGCTTATCAAACAGCTTCAGATCTTGATCTAAATGGTTTTGATGTGGGTGTACAATATAAACTGTTTGAAGATGCTCAGATCTATAGTTCAGCCGGTATTGGTCTTGGCTACCTCTGGATAGATGGTAAAGGGTACAATTCTGATTTAGATATAAAAGCGAAATTAGACTTAAGCTATTTCACATTGCCTATTAATGTAGAGGTAGGCTACAAAGTAGTACCGAACGCTTCTGTATTTGCAAACTTGGGTTATAAGTGGTACTTCAACCAAGATGGCAAAGTCTGTATGAATGAATATTGTGCTTCAGCAGAGAATGTTTCAGATTTAGATATGGATGGCGTGACTTATAAGGTTGGCCTTCGTTATAAGTTTTAAAAAATTAGCCACCCTCCGGGGTGGTTTTCTGATTGAAAATTATACTGTTTAGGATATAAATAGAGCTTAGATTTTAAAATAAAGAGAAATTATATGAATAAAATAATTTTATTCAGTCTTTTATCAGCGCTAAGCTTAAGTAGTTTTGCAGAAACTTTAATTCCACGAAGCGTAAGTGGAGACAAAGGGCAATACTATCTCATAAACATGAAGCGGGCTGGCAATATAGTAACTGCTGTACATAAGCGAGTCGGTGTTTACGACACGTACTACACTAAAACTGAAACAAACTGCTCCACCAAGAAAATGCGTGAGATTGGTGGCAGCGATGTCTCTGTAGCTGCAATAAAAAATAGTCCTACGAAGTGGTTTGACCTAGTTCCAGGATCTAGTAAGAGTGATTTGGCAGATTTTGTTTGTAAGAAAAAATAGTTTATTTATAAAAGCACCCTAGGGTGCTTTTTCTTCTACTTTATCATTTAGAAACTTTATATCTTTCATATCGAAAGCTTGAATATTTTTGTCGTGATCTGTAATAAGACAAGTACCTTTAAAACATACCTCAATACTTCTTAAATCTGTTGAGGGATTATCTTTAATGATAACTTGAGTCATTTTTGAGTAATTATTGAACTGTTCCTCGGCCTCTGCTTTACCTTTCTCAGATTGGTTTTGACCAATCTTCACCAAATATACTAGGCCCACAAGCAGTACAATTATTAATATGTTATGCACTAACATTGAAAATTCAAAGGAAAGAGATAACGGTGTATTATTGGTTCCATAGATTTTTTTCTTAATATCTGCATCTGTTAGTTTACGATGCTTAAGAAAGCGTTCTACCTTTCTACCTATAAGAGTATCTAAACGGATAGTACTTCTTAGTTTGGGCTTCAGCCAGTTAAAGAAAAAACCTAAGTTTTTACTGAAAAATCCAGGTGATTGCTTAGATGAGCCCTTTCTAAGTTGTTGAACTAAATAGTAAAAGAGTAAATAGATATTTGTTAGGATTACCACAGCTTTAGTAAATAAATAATCCCAATGTTGCTTATTAACTGATATTAAAAAGGATAAAAGTGTCAATAAAATTAAAAGTGATATGACAGACTTTGCTCCAACCAGAAATCCTGCAATTATCAAAGGAGCTAATGGTAGATCAAATGCATTAATATCATAATTATAGAAGGATAAAAAACCTGAGTAATACCAGAAACCACACCAATATAAAAAGAGTGTAAATATTGAAGTGATAACAGCCCAGTCAAAGGTAAAATTTATTTTCATTGTTTACTTAATAGTTCAGATAAGAGGTAAGTCAGTCCTGACTTACTTTTCTTGGTTTTTTTTAAGTTCAGGATATTTTGCAAGGAGGTTCTGGCTGAATTCTTCTTGCTTATTTTTTAGAATTGATTCAATGAAATCTTGAAAAGTCTTCATAGCCTCCATGGCAATATCAAGCTTCTTTTCAAGCTGCTCAATTTTTTGATCTTTGTCTATATCAGCAACACTTTGGATTTTAAGGTCAAGTGGTTCGACCGGATCACTATTTAATGCGCGCTGATCTAAAACTTTATTTAACCGCTCTTCTAGTTCTTCAGGTGGCATATTTAATGGTGAGAAGTCGGGTTCAGTTAAAAAGCTTCTTTCAAGTCGAGCAATAATATCTGCATTCATTGAGCGGTTATAAGCTTTAGCTGATCGGGCAACTTTTTGACGCAACTCCTCAGGCCAGCGTAACTTATATTGCGGGTCTGTTTGGTGATAATAATCTTTATCTTTAACATCAAGATCAATCTTAGTCGACATTTCTAAATCATACCTATCTGAATAAATTTATATTAATGCACCTACAAGGTGTTGACAATGAACCTAGTAGGTTTTATAGTCATTGAACCTACTAGGTTAAAGGAGCGGGAAGTGGAAAGGCAAAAAGGCCATCAGTACAAAATGCGGTTTTTAGACAATGAAGACCACGAAAAACTAAAGCTAAAAGGTAAAGAGGAGGATCGTTCTATTAACTGGCTTATCAACCAAGCTATAAAAGAGTTTTTAAACAAAGAGAGTGCGAAAGCATGAAATCAATAGACAACAAAAAAGCCCAAGACTTTGGCGAGCAGGGCTTAATTGATTGTCAACTTAAAGGAAATTAATATGACTTCAAATAGTTTAACTCAAATGACAGTACCTTTCCACAATGCTGAGCTATATATTGTGGAATATGAAGGCCAGCCATTCACCCCAATGAAACCTATTGTTGAAGGCATGGGGTTGGATTGGGCATCCCAATTTACAAAGCTAAAACAGCGATTTGCAAAAGGTATTGTGGAAATCACAATACCTTCAAAAGGCGGTTTGCAAACAATGTTATGCCTATTGCTTCGTAAGCTGCCAGCTTGGCTTTACTCAATACATGCTAATAAAGTAAAACCTGAACTTCGCGAAACTGTAATCAAGTATCAAGAAGAGTGTGATGATGTGCTTTGGGACTACTGGACTAAAGGTAAGGCTGTTAATCCACGTACTACCAAAAAAGAACGTGTGCCTTTGAAAGATGCAGTAAATATGCTGGTAGGTAAAGCTAAGTTTTTAAACTACTCTGATGCTTATAAACTGGTACATCATCGTTTTAATGTAGAGCACATTGATGAAATTCCTTATGACCAATTGCCGCTAGCAGTAGAGTATGTGCATCACTTGATGGGTGAGTATATTCCAAAAGTAGATCGTTTAGAGGATGAAGAATTGCAAGCCCTAAAGCTACTTGATTCTGAGACTACAAATAAAGTGCATAACTGGCTTAATAAGCTTTATGACGAGATCAAGCGTCTAAAAGGTAAAGAACCTGAGATACCTGATTTTAATAAGGAATCAATTGCTCGTGCGGTTGTTACCCGAATTGTTCAGGATCAACGTATGTTGCTAACAATTAACTACCAAACTGGAAAGCCTCAAGTCCAGTTTGTGCCAAACCAGGCATGGATTCTACATGAAGATAATATCGCCAGTATTATAGGTGATCGTGATGGACCTAAAGCAGCAATACTACCTGACATTATTCAGGCTGCTGCTAAACGTCTAAGCCGATAAAGTAAGGAGCCATCCTTTGGGATGGTTTTTATTATAAACATCTGAATTATTAGAATAAATTTGTAACTAAATATTAATTAATTGATGTTTTTTAATTATGCATAAAGATTCTTACTTTATGCGTTAGCGCATAAAAGCTATAGCTTTATAGGCAAATTATGCATATTTATAGCCTGGCTATAGCCAAATATGCTTTTTGCCTATCATATGCCTATAACTGGGCTATAAATTTATAACCTTGCGCATATTTTTATTTTTAGAATTTAATTTTTGCTCAGCATAAGTTGGCGCAGTTGTTATGTATGGGGGTAGGCATTTAAGAATAACTCTTATAGAGTAAACATAGAGTTCAATAGAGACTATTTACTGAATCCATTGAATTTATACTTTTTCATTTTTCATTAACCATGAAAAAAGGCACAAAAAAACCTTGTTCAACTCTCACATATCACAAGGTTTATTTGCCATCACAAAAGGATGTAAACACATGTCTAATTTATCACAAAAACTAGTAAATCCAAATGCTCAGCCGTTGGTTATTGGTGATTTCCAAATACGCCAAGATGAAGATGGGCGCTATTGCATTAATGATTTGCATAAAGCTGGTGGAGGAATGGATAAGCATAAACCATCCAATTTTTTACGAAGCGAGCAAACAAAGGACTTAATTAAGGAAATTGAACAGAGTTCTATGATGCTCAAATCTGAGAATCATAATTTAAGTGCTATTAATGTTGTTCGTGGCAGAGGAAAAGACCAAGGCACTTATGTTGTAGAAGATCTAGTTTACTCTTACGCTATGTGGATTTCTGCAAAGTTTCATTTAACTGTGATTCGTGCGTATAAAATGCTGACAACACAATGGAAGGTAGATAGTCGTCAAACCATTTCACCTGAGCAGAAAGATACACTACACAAAATTGTTGACCACAAGGTAAATGGCAATCAAGGTTTACGAGCACAAGTTTGGACCCGACATAATCGCCATTTCAAAATCAATTCTTACCACGAGTTGCTGACTATTCATTTTGAGGATGCGATTAAATATCTACTTGAAATGGAAGTTAAGCAAAGGATTGAGAAGGAAGAAGTTAAAGCTTTACCTTATCCGCAAGAAGTGGTGAAAGTGGCCCAGCAGATCAACCATGAATTTAATGGTGGTCAATATGAGACATGGTTCGTAAACGCTCGGGATGGCATATTATCCGTAATGCCTTTACCTCATGGCTACTACCCATTCAATGTGAAAGAGTTCACTAGACATTTTGATGGAGTACTCAATACCTTATATGGCAGTGATGTGCTCCAAATGGGTAGATACATGCTGCGAAAAGGTTAAGTGAAAAGAACCACTCTCTGGAGTGGTTTTTTGTCAAAAGAAAAGCACCTTAAGGTGCTTTTTTAATGCCTGAATTTTTGGAAGCATTTCCAGTTCTTTTAAATAGTTAAACAGGATGTAATAACTCCAGAAAAGCAAAAACCCCAGTGCGCCAACACTGAGGTTCTTGATTAACAGTTAAGGAGTTTAACTATTAATGAAATCAACTGAAGAAAATATTAACACCCAACCTATTATTAGTATAGAGGGCAGAATGAGTACTAAAGATGCAGGTAGGGCTGCAATCATTATGGCATGGGGCAAAGCTATATCACTTGTGATTGTAAGCATTTCAGGATTAACAGGCGCTTTGGGTTTTTTGCTTTGGCGTATTCTGGGATAAACATGATGAAAGCATGGCAGTTTATAGAAATATTTATCCCTTTGATTATTAATTTTTATCTCTGGACCATGTAATGCAACCAAATATTTAAACCGGCCAGTTAAGAGCCGGTTTTTTTACGCCTGAAGGAAACTATAGGTATGTACAAACTCAAACTTAATCCTGAGCAAAACGGATATGCCGTTACGCTTGGGGATGATGTTGTGCGTCAGCAGCTTAATGGTGGCCGTGGTCGTTACTACATAGATGTAAAGCGGAACACGGACACCGTTCAGGCGAGCTGGGCACTTGATAAGGCTGAATACAACAAGATGATGGCTTTCTGGCGCGTTTACCAAAGCGAACCAGCACCATTTCTGACTGACCTCATCATTGATAATGCTGCTCTGGCGGAATACCAGGTGAACTTTATCCCGCAGACTTTCACTGTAAATGAGATCAGCGGTAATTTACATCGCATTTCTGCTCAGCTGGAAGTAGTAAAGCGTGATAACAGTCTGACTACTGATAGGGCAGCTATTGCTGATTGGGTGATGTAATGGAGGCTGACTATGCAAAGTTCTTTCTAAATCGAAAAGCAGGTGTTTATCAGCTGGAATGTATTGAGCTGTATCACCCATCTTTTCTGAATACTTACCGGGTAGTTCGCAATGATGATCATGGGGTATATGTGCAGCATTCACCAGGTGGTGGGCAGATCTTTTACGAATACATGCCAGTCAGTATTGAACGCTCAGGCATGCTAGGTGATCTGGACCAGACTCTAAAAATCTCAATCTCTGGTTTAGGCACTTTACTCCCAGATGAGTTTGAACGAGTCCGGGAAGGGCAGTATGCAACAGTCAAGCCGACTGTAAATTTCAGGATTTACAGCTCAACTGATCTCACCAAGCCAATGTATTACCTATACAACCTTCAACTGGCAGGTGTTGCGATGGATCATGAGGCTGTCACATTTCAGGCTGAATCACCACGGCTCAACAATACCAAGACAGGCGATATCTACTCACTGGACCGGTTCTCGGCACTACGAGGTGCAATATGAAAAGTCATGATCATTTGCTATCAAAGCGATATGACCCGGAATCTTATAATTGTGTTCACTTTGTCTGTGAAGCTGGCAAAGATCTTTACGGGATTGATCGCTCTGAGGCTTTAGAACTTTTTATGAGACCCATTCGAGATAAAAAGTTTCTACCGTCCCGGATCAAACTTCTGAATCCACTACCTATCGGTAAAGAAGGCTGCATTGTCGCCTTTCATCACAGAGATAAACACCAGAGCCCCCATGTGGGGCTTTTTCGTATGGGCCGTATTTTACATATTCAGGAATGTGGTGTGTCCTGGATGCCGATTCATGTAGTACAGGCTTTTGGCTTCAACCGTGTGAGTTACTATGATTAAAGTTATTTATAAAGAAGATGCTCTGGCCAAAGAGAACAAAGTTGAACATGCGAATAGTATCGGGCAGTGGTTGACTCAAAATTATGATCACATGCCGGATCATTTGCATATTTTTTATCATACCAGCAACATGGATTCTGCCGAGATTTCAGTTGCTAATGAGGTCACTCCCAAGACTGCTGCCGAGCTTGAAGAGCTTGATCTACTTGTCACTGGCACCTTTATTGTTATTGAAAATCCAAAGGGCATTGAAATTGGTGCTGCTGTATGGGCTGTGATTATTTCACTGACTGTAAGTGTCGCAGTCGCTTTATTAATGCCTGTACCTACCGTCCCGCAGACCAACCAGAACAATAACCAGTCTTCATCTGCTAATAATGAATTGGCTAACCGGGAGAATAAAACCCGAATTAATGGCCGTATTCCAGATATCTATGGGCGGATCTGGTCTACCCCTGATCTGATTGCTGTGCCTTATACAACTTATGAAAACAATGTTGAAGTTGAGAACATTGTTGGCGTTATTGGACGCGGACACTACGATATTAAAAGTGCATGGGATGGAGATACCCGGATTGTGGACATCGCCGGGGCATCAGTAGAAGTGTTCCGTCCAGGTGTAGATATCGTATCAGGACAACCTTATTTTTCTGTTGGCTCCGAAATCACAACCTTACCGCTCGCTGTTCAAAAGCAGACCTCTGTAAATGGCCAGATTATGCGCCCAGCAGATACACAATCTCTGACTGGCACCAGCTATATTGCTTTTGGTTATCCGAATGAGCTACTTCGAGCTTCAGGAAATACGACTGATTTAACCGCCAAGTTTGTGAGTAATGATCGGATAAAGCTCACCAATGCCCGATTTACGGATTCTAAGGGGGGTACCCGTATTCTTGATGGTGAATATAAGGTTTTATCTGTAGCTGATGACCGGATTACCTTATCTGATCCTGCTGCTGTCAATACTGACTGGCTCTCACTAAAGGATATGCCTAACCAGAAGAGTCCTAATCTTTCTTCGACTATTGAATCATTAGGGGAGAAGTGGATTGGGCCATTCGTTCTGGACAATAAGGAGCGAAACCGTATTCTTGCCAACTTTGTTGCTTCAAATGGTCTTTACACGGTTCAAAGTGATGGCAGGCAAAGTGCAGCACAAGTCACTCTTGAAGTTGAGGTCACACCGCTTGATGAATTCGATAATGAAATCGGATTTCCGCAAACTCAGCAGATTGTATTAAAGGGCTCGTCAAAGTCCCGGCAGACTGTAGGTGCGACTCTGGATATGACGACATTCCAAGGACGCTGTAAGGTACGAGCCAGACGTGTCAATGCATCAGGAGTTGGATCTAGTGTAGTGGATGAGGTGAAGTGGCAATCCCTCTACGGTGCGTATCCCATGCAAGAAACTGTATACCAGCATGAAACAGTCTTTCGGGCCCGAACTTATGCGACTACTGGAGCTTTATCTGTCAAAGAACGTAAGATCAATTTTGATCTCGAACGAATGCTTCCAACTTATAAAAACGGGGCGATGACTAGCGCGCTATTTCCAACATCCAGTTTCGCTGATGCATTGGTGGCAATGGCTTTGGATGAAAAGATTGGTCGCCGGAGCATTGATGAGATTGACCTGGATAACATCTACCAGACCTATCAGGACATTGTAGATTACTTCGGCACACCGTTGGCTGGTGAGTTTTGTACCACTTTTGATGATACCAATACTTCATTTGAAGAACTGGTTCAGATGTTGTGTGATGCCATATTCTGCACTGGGTACCGCCAGAATAATAAGCTGCGATTGTATTTTGAGAAGCCAACCAATAACTCTGTCCTGCTTTTTAACTTCAGGAATAAGATCCCAGATTCAGAAAAGCGCGAGATTAACTTCGGTATCGTGGATGATTATGACGGACTTGTTTATGAATGGACTGATCCGGTTGATGACAGCCGGGTGAACATCTATTTACCTGACCGCGGAGCTAAAAATCCTAAGGAGGTGAAATCAGTCGGAGTCCGCAATCGATGGCAGGCGCATTTCAACGCATGGCGTCTGTGGAATAAGCTAAAATTTCAGCATACCAGTATTACGTTTGATGCTTGTGCTGAATCTGAATTACTTGTATTACGAGACCGGATTCTGGTTGCAGACAATCATAAACAGGAACAGCAGAGCGGGGAGGTAGAACAGCAGAATGGCTTAATTCTTAAGTTATCCCATGAAGTTAAACTATCTGCGGGCAAGGCATATGTAATCTATCTGCAAATGGGTAATGGTTCTGTAGACCTCATTCCCGTTAAACCTGTAGATGTTCGGCATGTACAACTTGAGCGTTTACCACTGTATCCGTTAAATCTCGAAAACAATGACTTCATCAGGACAGTATATACAGTAATTTCAGATGAAGGCTCGAGCTCACTACCGTTTCTGCTTGCAGAGAAAAGTCCTGTAGATAAGTATGCGAATACTTTAACTGCTGTCAATTATGATGAACGCTATTATCTGAATGATAGAGATTTTGGTGATATTCCTGTTGATGAGTCTCCTTTAGTTATCCGCTACGATCAGCTAGACATTAATCTTGCACAGCTCTGGAAGATGCAACGGGGCGAATTACCAACTAGTGGTGAAATTACTTTTGAGATTTCACCTGGAGTATTGGTGGCAAGTTCAAGCAGTTACCGGCCTGATATTACCCAGTACTACAAATTCAATAGCAGTTATGCAGAAGAGACAGTTGTATTTACGGGTACACCTGAAATTCCAGCAATCGATACTGGCATCTTTCCCTCTGACCTTACAGTAAACCTGGTCATCAAAGGAAATGCTGTAGGGCGAGGAGGTGATGGAGGTGTGCCCCATACAGCATATTATTCGCCCGACTCACCACCGGCCTATATTCAGCGAAGGGATGGTTTTAAAGGTGCACCTGGCTTAAATAATCAGCACACTAAATTAAAACTTATTATTGATGGCGGAACACTGGCTCGCGGAGGTTCAGGTGGTGGTGCCGGTACTGCACATAAAAGTTATAGTGGGGGTAGCAGTGCCAGACAAGGTACTCCAGGCGGTGGGGGTGCTCCATATGGTCGTGTTTTGTCGGGAATAGTACCTGATGCTGAATATGTAACTTCAGATGGAAATGAAGAATATACCTTTTGGTTCTCAAGACTGCATGTGTATAAACAGGTTAATGCGACTAAGACTATGCCGGGTCAAGGTTATTTTTACTATGATAGTTTTTATAATCTCAACTCTTCAAAGTCTGGTAATGGTGGTGGCTGGGGGAAAGTGGGTACCGTTGAAGATAGAAGTACAATGTCTTCACTGTGGCGGCCACTGGTTTCAGAATTAGGTAAACCCGGAGCTGGCGGCCCCGCTATAACAGGAATTACACCACTTTCGATTGAACTCAAAAATGGTGGTCAAATACTACAAACCATTTAACAAACATATCCCGCTCCGGCGGGTTTTTTATTGCCAAAAATAAGGGGGTCTTATGACCGAAAATGAGACTTACGGTGTCAGACTCGAAAAGAAAATCGATTCTATGCAGTCTGATATTCGAATGCTGTCTGATCACGTAACCAAACTAACCTTCATTAATGAAGCTCATCAAAATGCAAGTGCCGAAAACCGAAAGGATATTGAGAGCTTGCTGACCCGTGTAGGAACACTAGAAAACAAATCAGCACAACTTGATGGTGGTCTTAATGTCATTCGAATTGCAATCACGCTATTAGCTGGAGTCTTTATTGGGGTGTGCACATGGGTCGGATCTTCAATCATTCAGAACGCACAGGAAAATTCACTGCTTAAAGAAAAAACCGCTCGGCTTGAAGCCGATGTAGCAACTATAAGGAACTATCCGAGATGAAATTCATAAACAATGCCCGCCAGTGGTATAAATTCTGGTCCATCCAATTAAGCGCTTTAGGCGCTTTTTTATTGTCTACATGGCTTGCCTTTGGCAATGATATAACTGCATGGTGGATGATTCATGGCGCTGAATATTTCCCATTCTTGGCACCACAAACTATCAAGTGGATTGGATTAATCCTGGTGATATTGGGTCAGTTTGCACGTTTAATTAAGCAGCCACAGCTTTCAGGAGAGAACAAAAATGTTTGAAGCATCTATTTTAAAGCTCCAAAAAGCTGTAGGCGCACATGCTGACGGCATCATTGGCCGAGGCACTTTATCGGCGCTGTTCCGTAAACTTGGGGCCAGCAATGCTCGTGCTGAAGAGTTAGCACTGGCTGCAAATGTTCACATGCGGACGTACGGCATTCTGGACAATTCACTTCGCTTTATTCATTTCATGGCACAGCTTACGCATGAGTCTGGCAACTTCCGCTATATGGAAGAGATCGCTTCAGGTAAAGCCTATGAAGACCGAAAGGATTTAGGAAATATCTATGCAGGAGATGGGGTTCGATATAAGGGGCGTGGACCAATTCAATTAACTGGTCGGGCAAACTACCGCAAATATGGTCAGCAGCTTGGCATTGATCTTGAAAACAATCCTGAGATTGTTGCATTACCAAGTATGGGCCTCATGGTTGCCTGCAAGTTCTGGTCTGATAACGGCTTGAATGCCTTGGCCGATAAAGATGACATGGTTGCGGTAACTCGCCGGATCAATGGCGGCACCAATGGCCTTGAAGATCGTAAGAAACATTTAGCATTACTACGGGGCTGGGTATGAAGTTGGTATTACTGACCTCATTACTTCTCTCCGGCTGCACAGCACACTCAATCTCTAATCATGTTAGCGTGACCGTGTGCGTGCAGTGTTTATAAAATCAAATACTAGGTAACTATCTTAACTCTTCCAGCGTCCAAGATTAGACAGATACTCATCCCAATTCAGCTTTCTCAATAAATTCTGTTTGTGCTCATCTAGCTCATCCCATCGTCTGCGTTGAGTTCTAAGCCATTCATAACTCTGATCCTTTTTTGAGATTTCAGATAAGGATCTGTCTTCAAGCTCGCTGACCAATAATTTATAACCACTCTCCCAAATGTCACTTTTAGAGCGGTACTGCCATCCAGCAGACTTGAGTTTTTCTAATCTATAAGCAGGAAGTCGATTATTTTTAAAAAAATCGCCTTGCCTCGCTATCCATTTCTTTAAATTAATATCTGTAATATCGTAATCACTCAGACCAGAGTCTTTCTCTTTTTTATATCTAAGGAACATTTCTTCCCATTCATAGTCAAATTTACTAAATATAAAATGATGTTCTAATAGTAGCTTTTCTCTATATTCCGGAAGAGTCTTATACCTTTTATTCGCTCTTTGAGCATTAGCCCATAGTGCTAACTGCCTGTTTTCATCATTCAAATAAACATAGCCATGACCATTTTTAGCAACATATTCATCTAGCTCTTCAATCATAGACATGAAGTAAGAATCATAATCCGACAGGACTTCAAGAGAGATATTTTCATAGATATATTCCTTTGAAATATTTTCTGGCAGATTTCCAATTATCTCGAGTGGCAAATTATTTAAGCTTTTCTTCTGTCGATCAAACTGTGACTTAATTAAATTTGTTTTTAGGTCAGCATCTTCTTTCCGAAGAACAGAAACAATATCTACAATATTTTTGAAGGCAGTATCATCGCCAATATTTTCTTTAGATATAGACTCCTCAAAATCCCATAAATAAAGTGGAAGAATGATATACCCAACCTCTTTATTTTCAGATAAACGCACAGCTCGACCAATTGCCTGCACCACATCCACTGTGCTTGATCGCGGGTCAAGAAAGGCCACAGCATTAACACTGGGAGCGTCTACCCCTTCAGTTAAGCAGCGGGCGTTCGTAATGTAAGCAATAGAGGACTCTTTAAAGCTATTTAGCTGTTGTTTTCTGAAGTCTGAGTTCTGTGATCCATTCACATGAAAAGACTCGAAAGTACCGTCACCCTCAGTATGGTTAGCTTCCGCAAAAGTTTCCGCATTTAAAACAGTATGGTGAAAGGTAATTACTTTATTTATATTAAATTCTTTCGCAGCCTTCTCAAGAGCAAATAAATTGGCAAGAGTGTAAATATCATGCTCAGATGTATTTAAAAGATGGGCAATATCATTCTTGCCGACTACTGTTATCAGCAGCTTATAATCAACAATCAGGCCTAGATCTATCGCTCGCTTGAATGATAGGGAATATGCAGTTTCTCCATATACCTCTACATTATTCATGCCCACGCGAATATCATTATTTTTCCGTCTATGATAAATAACTCGCTCAGTAGCAGTTAAGAATAACCGTTTGGTAATTTCTACATTTTCATCATATAAAGCAAAAGAATATGGCTTATTCAGTTCACCAGCAGTTTTGTGTGCTTCGTCGAAAATACCCAGATCAAATTTGACACCAGCAAGTAACTTTGAGCTTGCATAAGTACAAAAAACAATTTTCGATTTAGTTATATTTTTACTAAAAAAGCCTTTAAGTTTTTTTGAATCTTTAATAACAGGAATCTTTAATAGCTTTTCAGCTTCAGCGGAGTCAATATCATCAATTTCCCCCACATTCGACTTAGAGCAGACAATAGAATAGTCAAACTGATCACGGCCAAACTCATCAAGAACAATCATTGCTACTTGCTGAATCAACAGGATAGTTGGAACAAAAATAACAACTTGCTGCGCCTCATGGTCAGCGATCATTTGTTCAATTGTTTTTATAGCAACTAAAGTTTTACCTGTACCGCAAGCCATAATATTTTTAATACGGCTTTGGGTTTTAAATGCTTCAATATTTGCTTGAATAGCTTCATTTTGATGAGGCTTAGGTACGAGTTTCATTTTTTAATTCCTTACCAGTTTTCCTCAATCTCAGCTTCAACTTCTTCACTTTTACGGTGACCCAAGAATGAAACGTTACCATTTACCACTAACCAGCCGTCATTCTCTTCAACTGCATCAAAACCCAATTCAATAGCAATCAAAGCGCGTAATCTTTGGTTTTCGAAATAAATATCATCATCTACAGGATGATCAAAATCTACGATGAAATTAGGGTGTTTTTCTAGGAAGTCTGGGTTATTTTCAAGATACTCTTCTATATCTGAAGTATATAGGACAGTTTCACACTCAATCCGATAGATATAATCACCATAATCCCCTATAGCCGCATGAATCAAATTTTGTGCAAAGATACCTGCATAATCACCATGACCTTTGATGATCTCTTTTAATTCTTGGTTATTAGTTGCGTGGTAAGTTTTCATTATATATCCCCTTGGGCTTGACTAGAGCTAATCTCCTGTCTATGTACATATTATGAATCCGTATGGATTCATTGTCAATAGCTATTTATTAGACAGTTAATGATTTCCTGCCTTTGTTTTACCTGGCTCTTTAATTGCTCAATCACCCAGTCTTGCAACTCTTGATCTCGATTGATCCAGTTCTGGATGGTTTTTCTATCAACAGGCTCGCCATTCTTGTTGACTAGAATCTTGGCGAACTGATTAGCAGAGTAGTGTTCACCAAACAGTGCAATTCCAAATTCATGTATTTTCATAAAGCTCTCTTAATTAAATGGCATGTATCCCCAGATTGCTGATATTACTGAAACAGAGAGCTTTTTAAAGTTATCACCAACTTGTTCTTCACTCATCTGGTTAATAGTTGTTGCATCTTCTGGAGTAACGGTTAAGACACGTTTTACATCATCAAACTTAGCAGGAGAAGTAGCTCTATTAAAAAAAGCACTGATAACAGCTTTAAACGCTTTAACTGCATATTCGCTTTCAAGTTTGATGGCGATATAAATTTCTTTAAGTACCGCAGCGAAGGTTACGCTATAACTATCACCCTTGCGAACTGTGTCGCGGGTAATTTCGTGAGCTACTTTAAAAATTTCTTTTTGAGTAACAATTAATTTATTAAATTTCATTATATATCCCCTTGGGCTTGACTAGAGCTAATCTCCTGTCTATGTACATATTATGAATCCGTATGGATTCATTGTCAATATAATACCAACCTTTTACGATATATTTTTTAACCTCCCGACGAACGGTTAACAAACCCCACCAACTTCATAAAACTCCAGCTGCTCTTGTTCCGAATACCAAGGATTGTAACGTAACGCCCACCCCGGACTTTTATTGTATGGCTTGGCTCGTTTCACTAAATAGCAAATATAAAAGTCGTAGGGGTTCATTTTTCTTATTCTCTTAAGCTGGTATAATGGTTCTGAGTTCAGTTTCTAAACTCTCAACTGAACCGGAATAATAAAAAGATAAATAAACTTAGTCAAAGTTAATCAAATTAAGATGTTACACAGAAGTTACACAATGCTGCTCCTGTTGAGTAATACCATATAAATAACAATGATTTAAGATATTTATTCGACTCCCGCCACCTCCACCAAAATTCTTTCCGAAGTAATCCATCGGAAACTAAAAAAGCCTTTAAACATTGAGTTAAAGGCTTTTTTATTGGCTGTATTGTCCGACCTTGTCCTAAGCTGTTTGACCCTATTTTAGCTTTATGAGGGTCAAAATTGGGACAATTTGACCCACTAAATAAGTTTAATTATGTGGGACAAAGATATGTCGCTTACCGATGTGCTGTGTAAAAAAGCATTACCGCAGGAAAAACAGTACCGCCTTTCTGATATTAATGGTCTGTCTTTACGAGTCGATCCGAATGGCAAAAAATATTGGTCTATCAGATACACGGAAAATGGACAAAGGAAGTCTAAAGCATTAGGTATCTATCCTGAGCTAAGTTTAAAGCGTGCAAGGGAGATCGCGTTTGATCTGAGATATAAACTCAAAAATACAACTGAGGTTGAGCAGGAGCAGCCTTATTTTAAGGAAGTCGCAGAGGATTGGTTCAATAATCAAAAAGAAACTTGGTCATCCAAACACATTAGTAATGTACGAGCTTCATTGGATGAGCTTTATATTGCTCTTGCTAATAAGCGTATTAACCAGATTCAGGCTCCTGAGATTCTACAAATCATTAAGAAGATTGAGGCAAGAGGTTCGCTTGAAATTGCAAAACGTATCTAA